CTTTCCGGGGCCAACCTTTCCGGGGCCAACCTTTACGATTCCAACCTTTCCGATTCCAACCTTTCCAGGGCCAACCTTTACGGGGCCGACCTTTCCGGGGCTAACCTTTACGGGGCCGACCTTTCCTGGGCCAACCTTTACGGGGCCGACCTTTCCTGGGCCAACCTTTCCGGGGCCGACCTTTCCCGGGCCAACCTTTCCGGGGCCAACCTTTCCGGGGCCAAAGACGCATTCCAATTTGGCCCAATGCCGACAAGTGGAAGAATTTGCACAGCCATTCGGCACCCAGAAGGATGGAAGGTTGAAGCAGGTTACTTTTTCGATTATCTGCCCGCGCTGGAAAAACGAGTAATGGAATCGCATAAATGCCCTGTTTATTTGGGGATGATCGCGCTTTTAAAAACCATGTGACCATGTGCGCTACGTCAGCAACCTCTCCGAATCATACGCGGCACAATATGCAGACCGCCGACTTTTACCGACCGCCTTAACATCGAAAAAACGCGGGCGATTGACCGGATAATCCGGGATAACCCGCAAAATGATTACCCGTAACGGCGGCTAAAACGCGGGCGAAAAAAATATTTGTACGCTTTTAAAAATATCATTACATTTGCAAAGCGTTCACAAAAGGCGCGTTTTGCGAAGTATGATGAAGATGTTTGAATCTGGTACGCGGGTAAAAATCTCGGCAAAAGAGAAACAAAAGCAAGTGCAAGAACCCGCCCTGCTTCGCGTACCTGGAAAGGTTATTCGGGATTGCGAGGTGGAATGGCATCAAAGCAATGTGCAAAAATCTGCCGGTTTGACGCCTGAACAAATCCGAATCATTAAGCGAGAAATGAAGTGGAAAGGATTTGATTCGATTAAGGTTGAACAGGTAAAAGCCCGGATGTCATACCGCACGTGTGCGCAAATAGTTAAGGACTTAGATGGCCGTCCCGGATATTCAGAACGTACCGTAAAAGGGTTACACGCCGCCCTATCGAAAGCCGGGGTAGGGGTGAAATAACAAAAGCGGTGCAATTTGCACTATTAATAACTTAACCGCCTAATTTTCAACGAAATGCAACAAAATTTAAACAGTGCAGAAAAAGCGCAAAACGGTGCAGATGCTTTGCTTTTGCACTTCAAACGAATGGAAATAATAGCCGGGGGAGGGGTATATACCCACGTCTACCAATGGCTTAACACCAACCGCCGAACATACCCTGGTTTCATATTCCGGGCCGGTATAATTGCAGCCGGGATCGTACTGGCAACAATCGCCATGCACGTAGTTTCAACCGGATTCGGGCGCATAGTAGAGGATGTAATTTTGCAAGCCGGGGCAGCCCTGTTGATAATTGCATTCGTTTGCGTTGTGCTGTTCATGCTATGGGGTACGCACAACGCTTTTAAGTACCGGGCCGAACACGCGCCCGTACAAGCCGACGAACCGAAATCGATACCTGCTGAAACGGCCCGTAAATGGCAGCCGCTTTCAATTGCGCCCGATACGCTTTTCTTTCAACAGAATGGCGAAACAATGGCGGAATTTGCCGCCCGCGTTTCCGCCTTTACCCCGACAATGTCGGAATGGGGCATTTTGGTAAAGCGCGGGGAGTTACAGGTGACCGTCTTAACGCCGGGGGCAGGCATCCACTTTGAGCGGGAAGATGAACCGTTTTTGCCGATGCTGAAAGAAGATGAACCGCGCCCGCGTGGGGTTGACCACCTGAATGAATCGCAGGAAGATTTTGAAAAATACTGCTATTGGTTGTCTTTGCACCTTAAGCCCTGGACAACGATTAAGAAGTACGAACACGCCCCTAATGAGGCGCATAAAACAGCGGTTGAAATTTTGAAAGCAGAGGCTAAGACGGTAACCGTCGTTTTGTCGCTCCTCCTTTTATGCCTGCCTGTTTTCGGGCAATCGAAAGCCCGGCAAGTGGACGAGGTATTAGGCACCCGCATCCGCGAAATACCGCAACCCGGGGAAAAGGTAACATTCGTTTTCCGCGAAGGATCGAAGGACAAATACTACGAGCGCACAGGCGACGGAAAAAGCGAGTACACCGACCTGTTGCAAAAAACGTCGGGGCTGGTTAAGTACAACGACCATGGGGGAGAGTTGGTAGCGATTATGAAAAACGGCGAAGCAATCGCAAAAGCCGCGCACGTGGAACGGGTGAATGAAGTACCGAAACAGCAAAGCCCCGTTGCCCCGAACGGAGCCGTCTACCTACCACAAAACAACACTTCCGACCCAATCCGCCCGCGTGGCACATTGCAAGGCCCGGACGTTGCGAACACGCCGGTAACAGACGAACCTACGAGATTTTCCATGCCGGACAGCAGCACAACCGCCGGATACCTCGAAGATGCAAAGCACAGCATCGACGACGCAAAAGGGAAGATTTGGCAACAGGTTTTGCCGATATGGCGGTTTGTTTTGTACCTATTTTCCAGCATTGTGATTCTGCTTATCTGCCTAATCGGACTTTGCCGCTATGTAGCGAAAAGCGCCGCAAACGAAAGTGTAGTTAATACTTACGGTCGGGTAATCGTTGGCGGGTGGATAGCCAGGGCGCAGCAAGAGGCCGCATCAATGACGCTTTTTCTTACGTGGATCATTGCTATCGTTGTGCTGGTTGACGTATTTATGTGGCTCGTTATGCTCGATCTGCCTATTTGGACATTGATCGTAATTTGGTTTCCGACCCTTTGGGCTGCCGAAAAACTGACCGATTGGATCGTACCAAACGCAAATATCGTCGGGATTGAAAAAGCGCTAAACCCGTATAACAAGCCATGAAATTCCCTAAAATAGACATAAGGTGGTTGTATGTTTTTTATTGCCACTCGCTACCGTTCATCCACAAAAACGGCATAAGCGAGAACGTAGAAAAGCGCCGGAAAGAGATTGAATACGACCTCAGGCAGGCATACGGTGAACCGGATTTGGTTTTGCGCCGGGCAATATGTTTGCCCTCGATCATAACGAAAACACAGGAGGCCCGAATACATCGCATACTAACCAAGTGCGGCCTAAAGTACCGGGGCATACCGAAAAGCGTATCCGGCTACAGCGAATTTTTCTGGTACGCAAACCCGATAAGCAGCGGGATTATATGCTATATTTTGTGGAGCAACGGGTACGATGTTACAACCCGCGATTGGTTGCTTTATGCGATCATTCCGGTTTATCCGATGGATTCTGCTTTGCTGGTATTCACCGTTTTTTTTGCCGAAATACTGATTTTCCTGGGTAGCGTTGTTTTGGCCGGATTTGTCGTTTATCACGCATTTCAATTTATACCACAATGAAATCACTAAGAAAGTTTTTCGGGTGTTCGCCTAAAGTTGGCGACAAAATAACGGCCTGCACAGATTATGGCGTCCGTTTTGAGGGTATTGTAACGGATGACACGAAGGCGAAAAACGAAGATTTCCCGCATTACAGAGCATCCGGGGAATGGTTTATTCGCACATGGAAAGGCGAAATTGGCAAGCCCGATACCAACGCTATTATACTTTCACGCGACGCAAAACTTGCATAATGTCCCACCGCCGCTCCGCACCGTCACCCGCAAAAGGCAAAGGTTCGCATTCGCAACAGCAAGTGCCGAACGTTCGCCCGCCGGGGCATATTAAACCCGTCATTTCATCCCGAAGGCACGGCAAGCCGGTTGATCGGGAAGTGTCGGACGCAGGCTGTTTGGCTGTGTTTTTGATATGGTGTGCAGGATTTGCCGCAACACTTGTTTTTTATCTTTTAACATTAATATGACAATGGCACAACAAAACGAAATTGAACGCCCCCGCATGGGCGAACACATGAGTACAGCGGATTTTTTAGCCGCGTTCACCCGCAAAGTTTATTCCGTCCCGCCGCCCGTGCAAGAGGTAGCCGACACCTGTGACGCCTGCCGGGGCGAAGGTTTAAACCCGATTGGCGGCACTTGTTCATCCTGCCAGGGGCAAAGAATGATCGTTGTAACCCGCTAAACCACAAACCCATGACAAACACAGTTACACCCGATACAGGCAGGCGTTTAGCCGCCGCCGGATTCCCGCAACCCGCGCCCGCGCCGGGGCAATGGTGGGGAGATGATGAAAGAATAGTTTTTATCGTAAACAAATGGACCGACAAGCGGCACCGCGAATACTTCGCGGTGCTAACCACGGTTAATATTGATGTCCCGATAATAGACTTCTATTTCGATGCCCGTGATTTTGCCGGCCTTATCCCCCTGCCTACGGTGGGGGATATATTGCGGGAGATGGGCGAAAAGTATAGCCTGCTTTGTGTTGGCGGCAAAAACTGGATAGTTAACCGCGAAATAAATACCACGTTCGAAGATTCTGAATATGATTACGTAACAGAATCTTGCCCTGTGGAAAACCACGAACACCCCGCCGAAGCCGCCGCCCTTGCCTACCTATCAATTCACGAAAAAAAGTAAAACGTAATGCAAAACGAGATAATCGAAACGTACCTAACCGCCGCCGAAATTAACGGCCATGAAGCCGCCAAAATTCGGGAAGTCGCCTGCAAGGTTGCCGAATTTTACCGGGCAAACGAAAACACAAAAAAGCCTGGACTGTCAACCAAACAGGCCAAACGCGAACTTATCACGCTCAACCTGACCCCTGCCGCCCGCGCCGAACTATCGCGCCGCCTGGACAAATACGCCGCTATGGCAAGCGGGGCAAAGTGCGACGGTTCGCTGATGACCGACCCGCAACGCTGGACAGAATCCAGCCTGCTTTTAAGATGTCGAATTTAATCCTATCCTATCACTCCCCCCGCAATTTGGAAAAATGAAAAAACAATTTGAAAAAGCAATCCTTTTTACCGCCGTCATGGTGTTTCTGTTGACAGCGTACAAGTGCAGCGCACAAACAGACTTTCGCATTAATACCGCTGTCGGATTGGTGGTGTTCTGCGAATCAGCCGACCCCGACGAAATCTGTCTGTCTTTCGGGGTAGTATCCGGGGAAATCAAAGCCGAATACCTGGGCAAATGCGCGAACAACCTACCGGGCCGCATAGCCGCCGCCGCACGAATGGCAGATGACGCAGCCGGGTCTTACTCGCAATTCCTGAAAGAGGGAGAAATGAAAGACAGCCCACAAATACAGGAATACTTCGCCAAATGCCGGGCGATACGTCGGCAGATTCTTTCCATTATGCCGGAACGGGCGTTCCTGGAAATTCGGCATATCACCGAACGTTTCAAATGACCCGCACCTATCATCACGACGAAGGGGAGCGCATACCCAGCGCCGCTTTAGCGGTTATCCTATTCATCCTTATGCTCTTTGCCCGTTGCTCGCAATGCCGGGCGCAGGTTCACTTCCAATTCAACACCTCAACCGTTGTCATGGTGGACACATCGGGGCGCATGGACGTAGGCGGGGCAAGTTGGCCGGTAATTGCTTCGGGGGATACGCTTACAATAGCCTGCCCTGCCGGGGCGCTGGAGTGGAATAAAATAACATGGGTGCGCATGGATGACGGTTATTTGCACTTTCTTAGCCCGTATTTTCAGGCGCATTACATTCCTGGGCCGGGAGGGCAGTCGCTTTATATTCGGTTGACGGGCAGCGAGATTAAGGAAATGGAGTTTTATGAACGCGAAACATGGAAGCAATGACCAGAGATGAAGCGATGGCGGCACTCGATGAAATCCGGGATAAAACCGGCTACGCCGCCGACTTAACTACCGAAATAACGGACTTTTATTGGCCGCTTAAATTGAAGAAAAATCCGAACAAAGTTTTTTACAGGGTTACTTACATTATATATCCAAGGAAATACCGGCAGGATGCCGCAACGCCGGGAGATGCCATTGCAGCCGCTTTAGATCACGTTAGAAAAGAAACTAAACTATGAAAACGATCCACGTACCAAACGGCATCTTGCACATTTCGGAAAGCCGGGCGCTTTGCCCCGCGTGTAAATCCCCGCAGTCTATCGAAAAGTTAGAGCCAAAGTGGAACAAAGCAAAGGGCTTTTCGATGCGGCACAAATGCAAGTGCGGGTATTGGATGCACATTACAACGGACATGCGCGGCGATTTTGTCGCGTACAAAAAAGGGAAGCCATGACAGAAAACAAATCAAATTTTGGAGGATAGTATTTGTAACCACTATTGCGGCATTTGAATTGTCCAACGCAATAGGCCAAATTTCAGGCGGGCAAGGGCTTGATGAACAGGGCAAGCAACTGCTTTCGCTACACAGGCAAGGTTTAGCCGAGTGCGAAAAAGAAAGCCCGGACATTGATGTTATTTCCAGCCTGTTAACGCAAATGGAAATTATCGTATCACAAAAAGACGCGCCCAAATTTCCGCCGGGCGGGATCGTAAACAAAGCCAAGCAATGAATATCCACACCGAAAACATCACGGACATTTTGCGCCAAGACTGGCAGCATATCAGCCTGAAATACGGGCGCTTAACGTGCGACCATTGCGGCGAAGTGTCGAAAAGCCCAAAGCGGGCAATTTTGCAGTGTCCAAAATCTACAGTATTATGAAAAAATCAGAACATAAATTTTTTGCAGCCATATTTTTGGGATCAATAATTGGGTGGCTATTTTTTAGTAAATCGCCTTACCCTATTCTTGCCTTTCCAGTTTTTATAGTTTGGTTGTTATTAAACCTTAGGAGCAGCGGTTCGTGACGACATTATGAGAATGAATGGAACATGGTTTTGTGCCCCGCCCGATGGAAATTGTGGCGGGATTTTTTTGAAACGATTATTCACTAAACGGAGTATAAAATGAAATGCTACTATCACAGTAAAGACCTTGACGGGTTCGCTTCCGGGGCAATTATGCGCCGAAAATTCCCAACAGCCGAATTAATAGGTTACGATTACGGGCAACCCTTTGAAATGAACGTCGGAGAAAAAATAATAATGGCAGACGTTTCTTTGCCTATGCCAACCATGCGCCGGGTAGCGCATGCATCTAACGGGTTTACATGGATCGATCACCATATTTCCGCAATAAACGAATACATGGAAATGGTTGGCGATAATCTCGGATTTTTGGACGCAATACTTGACCCGACAATTTCCGCATGTGAGGGCACATGGAAGGCGTTATTCCCAGATGAGGAAATGCCTAAGGCCGTTGAACTTTTGGGGAAATATGACACATGGCGCGGCAACGGTACGCCTGAATGGGAAAATGAAATATTGCCGTTTCAATACGGGATGCGGCTTATTTGTAACTCACTTGACACGTTCCCGCCTGGATTAGTAATACCCGATCCTGATGATGCCGATTATTACGACAGACACGAAAGGGCTGTTGAAAGCATTATCGAAAAAGGGAAAACGGTACTTGCGTACCAGCGCTCCCAAAACGAGATATTTTGCAAAAGCGCGTTTGAGGCATATTTTGAAGGATTGCGGGCAATTTGCCTAAACCTACCCGGCGCAAGTTCGACGACCTTTGATAGCGTTTATGACCCCGAAAAGCACGACATTATTGTATCGTTTTCGATAAAAAAAGACGGCACTACTTTTTCGTTACGCACCACGAAAGAAGATGTTGATTGCTCGGAAATTGCAAAACGATTCGGAGGTGGCGGTCACCGAAAAGCAGCCGGGTTCAAAGTTCCTGAACTAAGCCCTGAAAAATATTTGAAGCAATAATTGTACGGTAAATAAAAACCCGTATATTTGCCCTGTAATTAAGATTACCGTCATGTGGCAATGACGTATAGGATACAAGGACTAATTTAAAGGAGTGCCTCTAAACAGGTGCGGGTTCCGGGAAGTATCCCCCGGATTTGGCTATGCCACTTTTCAGCCGCCCGTCCTGTTTAGGGGCATTTTTTATTGGTCAAAATGAATACTTCACTTGACAAGTACCTGACAACAGAACCGGATAACGGGTATGATTCTTGGTTTGAATCGGTATGCTTAGGATTAAGCAAGCCTGTTTGTGAGTGGGATGACGCGGCAAATAATGATCCGTGTTGCTCCGAAGAATTTACCAAACTTTGCGAGTTGATGTTTAACGCCGGGACACATCACGCAGTAGCGGCGATGCTGGTAAATCAGTCGTTTAACTTCTTTGAAAAATGGATCCGGGTTAACGATAATGCGCCGGGGTTTGATCCAAAGGATTATAGCGATATGCTGCAAATTCCCCGGTAGTTCTTTTAATCCCCCCTCTTTATTGTCACCGCTCGCCCGATGAGGACGGGCACAACGCCTGCTTACTATGGAAAATAATCACCCTGTTTTTGACCCGGAACAAGTGCCGGACATTTCCCACATATTAAATTTGGCGATAGAGCCGCCAAATCCGAAATGCGGAATATATTTTCTGATTGACGGTAAAGAAATAGTGTACATAGGTCAGTCAGTTGATAGTAATATAAGAATCGCAAAGCACATAAGTGAAGGCGAAAAGATGTTTACCCATTACTATGTTTTTAATTGTAGGCCAGAATTACTGAATATGTATGAGGCGTTTTGCTTATGGAAGTTCCAGCCAAAATATAATATTCACTTGCCAATTCAGCCGTTTATAACAGTATTTGGGGCATACATAAAAAGGCGATCAATATCCATGAGGGGCAAGGGTATGGCGATGATAGCAAAGGTTGGAAACTCAAAAAGGTATTGGTCTGAAAAAGAATTGGATCAATTATTTTCTAACACATCTAATCCTGCTTAGTCATGGCCAACGAATCAAAAAGTAAAAGTAACCGTGAACACGCTTTCGACTTTGAATTAGCCGAAATTGTAGGAATTGAAAAGGCGATTCTGCTAAAAAACTTCCATCACTGGACATCCGAAAACCAGCGGCGCAAAATAATATCGCAATTCAAAAACGGTATTTGGTGGACCGCCGAAAGCCTTACAAGCCTTGCAAAAAAGTACAAGTATATGAAGCGGGGGAACCTTAGCCGGTGGCTCCATCAACTTAGTGAGGAAAAATGGCTACTAATGCACGCAGGGGAAAATGGGAACAATTATTATGCACCAGGGCCGGTATTTTTGGCATGGGATACCGACCAAGATTGGCAAAAGGTGTTTCAAATTGAAACAGGTAATTGTTTCACAGTGAAACAGAGAAAACCAAAAAAGGTGTTTCAAAATGAAATAGATGCTGTTTCAAATCGAAACAATGGGGTATTTCAAATTGAGATGACAAATAATGATATTGAAAAGAATATTGAAATAAAAGATGTTGAAATAATTACGCCGCAAGCGGCTTTCATCACTACCCACACACCAACAGAATTTGAAAATGTCCGAATCGTACAAGGCGAAACGTTCGACTTAGAAGAAAAATCCTTAGAACCAATCACCCCGGCGGCGCGCGAACTTTCCGAACTGGAAGCGCAAAGCGTAGACGAGGCCCGGCAGGTATTCGCGGCCATTGAAGGCAAAAAGGCCCGCACCACAAAGCCCGACACGCCCGACGTAACAGCCGAAACAATCGCCTACCTGAACGAAAAAGCCGGAACATCATTTAGGGCAACGTCGAAAGCAACTAAGGCCCAAATAAACGCCCGCGCAAAAGAGGGTTACACGGTTGAGGACTTCAAAGCGGTTATTGACTTCAAAACTGCCGAATGGGGAACAGACGCGAAAATGATGCAATACCTATGCCCCGAAACACTTTTCCGGGCAAGCAAATTTGAGGGGTATTTGCAGGCAGCAAAACGGGCCGGAATGATCGGCGGACAACCCGCCACCCGCTATTCCCTCGAAGATCGACCACAGGCAACAACGCCCGAACAAATGAAGGTCGAACTAAGCCGGTTTTACAACGCCCACAAAGACGAATCCCTACTCGACCAGGTGCAACGCTTCGCCGAAACCAACTACACGCCGGAGCGCCTACGCTCCATCGTGATCGACTTTTGCGGGAACCAGGTCGCCAAGCGCCGCGAAGGGGAAACGTTCGGGCAACATCATGCCGCCCTGGGGTTGTGGTTGAAACGGCAAAAGCAATTCGATACCCACAACACCACTACGACACAGCACACCGCCGGGCCGCAGCCGCAAGCGCCGCTTAGATCGGCAGCGCCGGTTAACTACTCACAGCAAGGGCCGCAACTGCGGTCGGAGCAAAAAGCAGAATGAAATGAGCGCACACAATCACGACGAAGAAATCCAAAAGCAATTTTGGAAACCAAAGGCCGCACAAGTGTCCGTTGACAAAGGCCCGGATCACGATTTAATGATACTTGAACGCATCGAAGATTTTACAATTAATGACGATTCCTTTATCCGGCACGTTTTGAACAAAATCGAAGATGACGACAAGGCCGCTAAAATGTTGCTCAACTTTATGAACGGCAAAATCGGGCAGGCAATCTTTGGTTACGAATCAAAATATGGGAAATGACCGCATCCCTCGACATAACAACCACCCGCCAAAAAATGAAAAGAAAAAAGGTAGTGCTCAAGTGGAATAAAAAAGAAAAAGAATTTAATTCAAGATACCCCGAATGGAATGGCGGCGGCGCAAGGGCGGTAAGCAATGCTTTTTTAGGGATGATAACTTCATTTGAGAAAGAAATGGCCTCTGATTGGGAGGGGAAGCCAACAGGTTTTACAAATTTCAGAGACTACCTTTCTGGCGCTGGCTTTGACCCTGATACATTTACAATTTTGGTATTTGAAAAAAAGAATCATGACTGATTCCCTCGACATAACAACCGCCCGCCTTTCGACTATCCACCGGAGATACGGCACAATCACAGACATTAGCCTGTTAGCGCGTCTGTCGGTTGAGGAGTTGTATGACGGGCCAATGTTGCTACCAGACGACGTTGCCCGCCTGAAATGGGGATTGGATAACGCCGCATGGGAAAAGTGGGAGGGCATTGTATTTGCGCGCGACGGTCGAAAGGTATTGGCATTTGCCCGGCAGTACGCCGATGCGTACAATCACGCATGTAGCGAAGTTATACGCCGGGGTAACGAGATCGGGTTTAACCTTTACGTTCGATATGCGCTACGGTGGATCATTACAGCCGATCAGGCGACAGCAAAACAGAAACTCTACGAACTGGCAATTTCAGAGCCGGACGAGCAAGGGTGGGAATACCTGAAAAAGTGGGGAGTTGCCAAAATGATCCGAAACATGGAGCCAAACCAGAATGAAGAAAAAGAATCTATCCGCGAAATGGCGAAGGTCTTTATCGAAGCCCGCGACAATCCGCAACCACATTTGGAGCGGTTATGGCTGGAAATGTTTGAGTGCAAGGGCATTGACGGCGCAAAAGCATGGATGAAGGAATTTTGGACGCCTGCCAGCACTGAAGCAAAACAGGCGATCAACGCCGCGTATTTGTCGGCAAAAATGAAATTCACCGTTAAAACGAAATGAAATGTCAATAATCAGAATAACACCGCGAACCGCAAAAAAACAGCATGAGTGTAATGCATGCCTGTTTCTGTTTGAATCCGATTACAGAAACCTTGGCGCAACAATTTCAGAATACCGGCAAATTTTGGTGGCAAAACAATCCCGTGGAAAGATTATGCCTGGCGAACGGTATGAGGAGGTTTTTGTTGCGGATAGCGGGGCTGTCGGCACATTCCGGCAAAAACCAGAAATTGACGCAATTTGTAGAAAATACGATCTTTATTTTGAATAAAAAACGAAACGACATGCAAGATTCAAAGTACATCATCATTTGCGTCAACACGGCGCACCCGTCCGGGGAACTGAAATACTTTTTGGCAACCGACGAGGACGATAATACGCTTATTTTCGATAACAGGCAGGCCGCAACCGATTGGGTATTGGAGGCCGAAAACGTAGACTTACCTTTTGCCTATTCCATTTTGGATACAGGCGATTTGGATTTTTCTTTGTAACTTTTAAACAAGAAGATATGCAAGAGTTCTTTTTTACATGCGGGCAATCACACGTCCACCAATTATGTGGCGGCAAAAAGTAAGTTCACCGTTGAAACAAAATAGCAAAATGCAAGAAGGTTGGGTAGAATTTGTCCGCATCCCATGTAAGGAGGGATTTATAGACGTTTGGTATGGCGATTGCGCCAAAAACCCAAACGATCCTGAAAAGCGCCGGGTTAACCTGAATGCTTTTGCAAGATATTTCCGGCTAAATGGTAGCGGGGAATGGCGGCGAGATTATTCTTTCAATACCACATTTTACCAGGATATTAGAGATTTTAGGGGCGAATTTACGGCGCTCGAATTATGGGATTTTAACCGACTTTTTTAATATAAAAACGAAACGATATGCCAATCACATTCAAACACGCTGAAGTATTAGGGCACTCGCTTGGAATAAATGTTTATCACGCCAAACATTCAACGAAAAAGAAAGACAAAAAACTTCCTGCAAAATTCTACCGAAACAGATTTTGCGCTGGATCGGATCACGATGATATGCCAACGTTGCTTGAACTTGAAAAACTGGGATATATGTCGCGTGGATCATCTTTCAATAGCGGTTCTCAAATAGTGTGGTTTGTTACCGACGTAGGCAAAGAGATATTTATTGAGTGTTTTGAATCCGTAATTTCTGCCTAACATGGAACACGCACCAACCTACCACACCCGTAACGGCAACGGCCAAATTAAGCCGGAAATAAAACACGCCCGATTGGGCGCGCCAAACACGATATGGAAGTACACCGACGAACGCGGCAACATCATCGGTTATGTGTGCCGTTTCGATACGAAAGACGGCAAAGAGGTTTTGCCATACAGCCTAAAAAATGGCGTTTGGTCATGGTCTGGATTCGACACGCCGCGCAAACTGTATAACCTAAGGGAACTAACTATTGCGCCCGACATCCCCGTTTTGATTGTTGAGGGCGAAAAAGCCGCCGACGCCGGGGCAATTCTTTTCCCGGATATGGTTTGCGTGACATGGGTAGGCGGTTCTAATGGATACGCACAGGCAGATTTTACGCCTCTTATGGGCCGGGTGGTTTATATCAGCCCGGACAATGACGATCCGGGCCGAAAGTGCGCGGGCGAGATTGCCGAACTATTGCAAGGCGTAGCCGCCGAAATCCACATCGTTAGCCCCCCGAAAGGAGCGCCCGAAAAGTGGGACATAGCGGACGCCTTATGGAGCGAATCACAGGCAAGCCAATGGCTACGCACGCACGCAAAAAACCTTGCCCCGTCAAAGCCGAAGATCAATAATGTTTTTAGCGCCGGGGCCGAAATTGAAGTACAGTACCGCACGGCTGCCGAGGTACTGTTTGCTGCAATACTGCGGGAGCCGCACATCTTCGCCGCTGTTGCGCACAAAATACATCCGGCCTGGTGGAAACAGACGCGCTACGATAAAGCGGCCTGTGCGGTCTTTGAGCAATTCAGGCATCGCATTAATTACAGCCCGACAACGATTTGCAAGGCCGGCGGCGATGTTACGGACAAGGACATCTACCTGATAATGCAAAAGCACGCGGATACCGACCTTGAGGCCGCTATTGCGTTTTTCCTGCCTATTTACCGGCAATGGGTAGAGTTCCGGGCCGCACAATTCGCACAGCATGGTATTTCCCAAAACTGGGAAGCGGAACAAATACGGCGGGCGGCGGATGAATTTAGGAGGGATAGTTATGCGTACATAACACAGGCGGAAAACGGAAATGATAAGTTAATTGAATGGGTAAAAACAAAACTAAGCGGTAATGAGATTGACTACAAGTGTAAGCCGTCTTTGCGAACATTGATTTGGAGCGGGCAAAAACGGGCATACGAACCAGGGGAGTTTATTTTGGTAATGGCCCGGCCTGGAATGGGGAAAACTCACTTTATTTTGGATGAGTTGGATAACTTTTCGCGCAACGGTGCAAGGGGGGTATTCATTTCGATGGATATGAGCAAATTACAGGTGCAAAAACGAATGATCGGCAAATTGACCGGCATTAACCCGGCGGCAACTTGGGTAGGATTGTCGGATTCGGAAATTTTGGCAATTCAGCAAACCACTGAATACATCGACAATTGGCCGGTTGTTATCGTTGACGACACAGTTGGTTTGAGCGAGATCATATCAATGATTCACGCCGAAAACTACAAAAGCCCGATTGACTACATTTGCGTAGACTACATTCAACAGATCAAAACAGGGGAAAAGCGCATATCTGAGGAGAAAGAGGTCGGCGACGTATCCGGGGCATTGAAACACCTGTGTAAAGTTTTGGGTATTCCGATTATAGCCGCTTGCCAACTAAGTCGGGCTGTTGAATCGCGGGGAGGCTCAAAGCGCCCTCAATTGTCAGACCTTAGGGGCAGCGGAAAGCTAGAGCAGGACGCAACCGTAGTTATAGCGCCATACCGGGCAGAGTATTACAATATTTTGGAGGATGAAAACGGAAACTCATTAAAAGGCCGGGGGGAAATAATCTTCCTGAAAAACCAAAATGACGGGTTATTTCAGCCTAAAATTGTTGGATTCGACGGCATAAAAGGCTGGTATGATATTGAGCAAGACCCGTATGAATACCACGACCAAGGCACAACGCTACCCGCTTTTCCGGTAACGGACTTTTCGGCGGCAAGGCCGAAATTGGAGGATAAAATACCGTTTTAGCATGAAAGATTTTAAGCAAACAATCGACAACGACGTAATTCCGGTAATAAAACGGATGATTATGCAGGAAGAAATACACCTGTCAAGGTTGAAAAAAATGAGGCAAACGCCAATGGTTGCCGAATTTATTGAAAATTCAGAATCGGAATTAAGGCGATTGAATACAATGCTAAGGCGGTATGAGACTTATTGTTTAAACTAAAAACTCATGGCAGGATTAGCAAGAATTTGCAAAATATACGGCAGTATGGAAGTATCCGGCCCGGACGGCAAAAAAGTGACATGGCTATGGGATTATGCAAACGACAAGCCGCGCCTGAAAACAGAAATGACTAAGGATGAAATTGCCGCAAGCGAACGGGCGAAGTGGGAGCAGTTGGCAGGCCTTAAAAAATAATCCGTACAACTTTCCGAAAAGGTAGTACATTTGTCAAAATTTAAGACAATGGCAGAACAAACGGAAAGGAAAGAACCACAGAGCCGGGTATGTGTACCCCTTTCGATAAGGCAATGGATCGAAGGGGCCAACAAGTTTAACAAGGCAAACGGGAAGCGTTTGTTTTCGATTCAGCGTGTTATTCAGGTCATAGTTGACGCGGCGGGGGAAAACCCGGCGGCATTTCTGGCAAACGTAGATGAGGCCCGACTAACCGACACGCGCCACAATTCAGGTAGGAAGACAAAGCAAAAAGATTAGGTAATTGGTGTATATTTTGAGGTTCCGCACTTTGGAAACAGGGTGCGGATTTTTTTATTTAAAAATGTTTGTACAATTAAATAAATGTACGGATATTTGCAGGACAAAATTTTACACCACCATGCAAGAAGATTTAGATCAATTCCTTGACCGATACCAAAGTTTTTTGGAATCGAAGATCAAGCGTTCGCCCGAATACGGGTTCGACGTAGACGAAAAAGACCTGCACCCGTCTTTATTCCCTCACCAGGTCGCATCCGTTAAATGGATGGTAAAGGGCGGGCGCCGACTTTTGGCGAAGTCATTTGGCCTTGGGAAAACCAGAGTTCAGATTGAAACCGTCCGGCAGATTATCAACAAAGAAGGCGGAAAAGGATTGTTTGTTTGCCCGCTTGGCATCCGGCAGGAGTTCACCCAAAAAGACGGCCCGGCGATGGGCGTTAACATTGTATATTGCCGCAACATGGAAGAAGTTGCCGCCGCCGGCACCGATTACATTATTACCAATTACGAGCGAGTGCGTGACGGCCAAATCATTCCGGCTGGCTTTACGGTCATTTCCTTAGATGAGGGCAGCGTATTACGGTCATACGGCACCAAGACTACACAACAGTTTATGGATTTGTGCCACGACGTAAAGTATCGGTTCATCGCCACCGCTACCCCGGCTCCAAACCGATATCTTGAACTTGTCAACTATGCCCACTTTTTGGGCATAATGGATCGTGGACAGATACTTACCAGGTTCTTTCAACGCGATAGCAAAAAGGCGGGAAACCTTACACTTTACCCGCACAAAGAAGAGGAGTTCTGGTTTTGGCTATGCGGTTGGGCGATGCTGATTTACAAGCCGTCCGATCTTGGTTTTTCGGATAAAGGATATGACCTGCCGGAATTGAAAGTGTTTTATCACGAGATACCAGCCGATCACTCGAAGGCATGGGACAAGACCGACCAAAACGGGAACCGCTATCTTTTCCAACACGAGGCGATGGGCTTAGTAGCGGGCGCGGCTGAAAAGCGGGAAACGATAGTTCCACGACTTGAAAAGGCAAAAGAAGTTATTGCCGAATTTGGAGCAGATGAACATTGGTTAATATGGCACCACCTGGAAAACGAGCGCCGCGACATTGAAAAGCAGATACCCGGCGCGTTGTCTGTTTTCGGCTCACAAGACTTGGAAGTCAGAGAGCAGCGAATTATGGATTTTTCCGACGGCAAGTTTAAAATACTTGCAACCAAACCGGAGATCAGCGGTAGCGGGTGCAACTTTCAACAGCACTGCCATCTGAATTTGTTTTTAGGCGTTAACTACGATTTCAACGATTTCATACAATCTATTCACCGAACACAGCGCTTTTTGCAAAAGCACCCGGTTGAGGTGCATATTATTCACACCGAAACCGAGCGCAGCATCGTTAAAGAACTACGCAAAAAATGGGCGCAACACGAATACTTACAACAAAAGATGCGGGACGTGGTATCCCAATTCGGTTTAAATCAATACGCCACGACTGCTAAACTAACTCGCTCAATCGGCCTTAACAGGCAGGAAGCATCCGGTAAAAACTGGAGATATATAAACAATGATACGGTAGTTGAAACCGCTAAAATGGAGAGCAATTCTGTCCATTTTATTCATACAAGTATTCCATTCGCAAATCATTACGAATACACGCCATCTTATAACGATTTTGGGCACACCGAAAACGATGATCACTTTGAGGCGCAAATGGACTTTTTAACCCCCAATTTATTACGGGTATTGAAACCGGGTCGCTGTTGTGCGGTTCATGTTAAAGACCGTATTTTTTACGGGAAAGTAACCGGGTACGGAATGAGTACCGTTAACCCGTTCCATGCAAAAACGCTTTTCCATTTTATGAAACATGGTTTTTTGTACATGGGAATGGTAACTGTAACGACCGACGTAGTAAGCGAGAATAACCAGACATACCGGCTTACCTACGGCGAGATGCTGAAAGATTCTACAAAGATGGGGTTTGGCTCCCCTGAGTACATTCTGCTTTTCCGTAAAATGCCAACCAGTACAGAAAATGCGTATGCCGATGATCCTGTGACGCACGACAAAGAAGATTACAGCCTGGCCCGTTGGCAATTGAACGCAGACGCCAACTGGAGATCATCTGGCAACAGGCAACTTGGCCCGGAAGAACTTACGGCACTGGTAGCGCTGGCAGACAAAGAAAAAGGGCTGCAAAAGGTACGGGCTAAGTTCCTTGAATTTTTCCGCGAAAACGTCTACGACTTTGAAACGCACGTTGCCGTCGGCGAAGCACTGGAAGAAAAAAAGCGCTTACCAAAAACATTCTCCCTTTTGACGCCGCAAACAAAATCGGAGTTTGTTTGGGATGACATTATCAGGATGCGTACTTTGAATTTGCAGCAGGCGAAAAACGTTCGGGAAAAGCACGTTTGCCCTTTGCAACTTGACTTGGTTGAACGTCTTATTTTGCAGTTTACCAAACCGGGAGAAGTGGTATATGATCCGTTTGGCGGTATCGCCACCGTTCCGTATTGCGCCGTTAAATTAGGCCGCTATGGTATCGGGAGCGAGTTAAACGGCGGCTATTGGCGCGACGGTATTTCTTACCTGAAAGAAGCGGAATACAGCCGTGATATTCCGACCTTGTTTGATGTTTTGGACGTAGTTAACGCGCCGGAACAGCAAGCGCCGGTCGAAAACGTTGGTATGGCAAGAGGTAAAGAAGTGATTGAGCAATATGCAAATAGTCACGCCATAAACGATTAAAACCTATTAACTTCGCCACAGACTTTTCATGAGATATTACGGGAGCGCCTCCAAAAGTGGGGGCGCATTTTGTTTTAATCGGGGGAATGGTTATATTTATCTTTCATTTGGTATTTTTGGGGAAATAGCCCGGCGAGTTGTGAAACTTTCCGGGCATTTTTTTTTGGGTAAAATTAGGAAGTGATAAATAAATGTACTACTTTTGTGTGAATGAAACGCATACTAACGCACCTAATCAACGACTACCGTACACGGTGGATAATTGCCGGGTTAATTGTCGTCACGGTGCTGGCATATTGCGGGGCAACAAAACAAGTGTTTGGATGAAAAAAGATCAAAACGGATTTTGGCGGCAACAAAGAGCCTTTGTGGCCATAAATAGGCGCGGAATACCGCTTGTTTATTCAATATCTACCAGCGCGGATAATTGCCGAAAAAACGTAGAAGATGCTGTTGGTTCTGACTGGAAAACCTGTGTTAAGTTGCACGGGCTGAAGGTGAAAAAATGTTCACTTCAAATTGATGTTTGGGAATGAGATACCTAATTACTTCCCCCGATCACGAGCCGTTCCTTACTTGGTATTTCGACGTAGAAAATCATTTCGTTGACGGGATGACGGTTTACGACACAACCGCACGTTTGTACACGACAGACGGGAAACGTTGGAAGCCCATAAACGAGGATCAATTATGAAAAACGAAACGAAATTAACCGCCGCCGATTTGGCGATGTACTTTGGGGCTGAATGCGAATACCAACTTCCACACACGCCGGAAGACGAGGTAATAAACACGCACATAACCGCCCGCGAGATCAACAATATTAATCTTGAGCGATACACGTACTTTAAACCCATCCTTCGCCCGCTGGCAGATATGACGGAGGATGAGGCGATGGAGTGGGCAGGATTTTTCGGGGCGCAAAGTGCAATGTCTACACAGTTGGACAAGGCAGATTTTGCCCGTAGATTAATGGGAAATGATTACTGTTCCCCACAGTCCGTTAGATACCTTCTTTCCCGCAACTTCGACCTGTTCGGCTGGATTGAAGCCGGTTTGGCCATTGACAAAACGAAAATTTAAACGAAATGACAAAAGAAGAACTTGCAGCAGTGCTCAACGGTCGCCAACGAGGCGACGAAACAACGCCGGAAATTGAGCGCCTGGCAAAAGAAAGCGGGCTTTGCATCGCATTTGGCGCGTCCGATGACCTGTTAGAGTTTCGGGGAACGGTTTACGATGAGGTGGGGTCATGGAACGGAGCAAAGGCTTTTCTAACTCCTAAAGGCAATGTAAAGCAAAGCCCTAAGCCGGGCCGTATATGCGTGCAGTCGTCTTGGTGTCCTAAAGATATAAACGGGAAGGTTTGGGTATCGTGGTTAATCCAAGTTCAAACAGAGGTAAATTTTGCCACGTTTGACATTTTCGAGGATGGCGAATTGTATTGCCGGGGTTGCGTGTTTAACTTTAAGCCTGTTGAGCCATGAAACTTCCCGGACTTGTCCAATTTCGCAAATGCAGCCTCACCGACAAAGAACTTGCCGAGAAGGTCGCCGAGGGTTTGAATAAAATGTACACCGAACCCGTATCCGTACCATCCCGCCATATCCCGGCGCAGCCAAACAACGATTTTGATTTGATCGTTGCTGAGTTGATTGTCCGGTTTTTGGAAGCAAAAAACATTGAAGTATGACCACACCAAGCCCAATCTACATAGGCTGCGACCCCGCTTTCCGCATTCGCGGGTTTGTTGTTTGTATCCTGAACATGGAAAGCAAACAGGCCGAATTTCTGACGACGGATTACGACCGTTACCGGGATTGGATCACAGGCCCGGATGCGCCGGAAATCGGCGGGGCGTGCATCGAAAACAGTGCTTTGCAGAACAAACTATTCTACACGCACAAAAGCCAGACCGGGGCGCTACTTACGGCGCAGCAGGCGAAATTCATCCCCGGCGCTAAGAAGTTGAATACTGCCGAACTTTGTAGCGCCGCTATGGCAGTAGGCAAAAATCAGGCGATCAGCGAAATGTCGTACCGGGTAACGGTAATGAAATACGGCGTTGCGCGGGTGTTTGGCGTTTCGCCGTTGGAAAAAGGCAAGAAGATCACAGACCCGCGAATGTTCGCCGGTTATGTTAACTCATACGGCGTCACGCTCGTAAACTACGGCGGTTCGCAGGATGAAAGGGACGCTTTCAAAATGGCAGTCATGGCCGTAGATAAGGCCAAAATGGCGGCACGGTACATAAAACAGACAACGCCATGACCTACAAAGCACTTAGATACACATCGGGAGAATGGGTCGTAATATTCGACGACTTCGGCCCGTCCGAAATATTGACAACCGGAATACCTGCTCTTATGTCGGAGGATACGACGATGGAAATCCTTAGGGGGTTTTACGATCAAATAGACTTTTCCGGCATCGAACTTGTCACACTGGAAATAAATGTCAGACCTTAAACTAACCTACTTTGGCCGCGTCACGCCGGAAGGGGAAATTAAACTCCCCGGCGCTAAGATGCGAAAAGAGGCGACAGCGTTCGCGGGTAAGGATATTGAAGTGACGGTGCAACGGAAAAAGAAACACCGAAGCGACCCGCAAAACCGCTACTATTGGGGCGTTGTGGTAGAGATGATCCGGGCCGGGATGAAAGACATGGGAGACGCGGTTACGCCTGACCAAGTGCATGAGTTTTTGAAATGGCGGTTTCTGCGAACGCAAAAGGTAGATGAATCAACAGGCGAGGTTTTGTATGAATACGCAGGCAGTAGCCGGAAATTAGGTACTATTGCTTTTGCTGAATATATTGAAAGTTGCTGCAAATTTGCCGGGGAATTTTTAGGGGTTGAAATCCCGTTACCGATGTAAAATAGAAATGCGAAATGGCAAGAATAACGGTATCATATATGCGAGAACTTGAGCAAAAGTTACGCCGCGAAGAAATCACATACTCTCGCATGGTTGAATTACTGAATGAGAGGGCAATGGAAAGCAAAGTAGGAAAGATAACCCGCACCGGCGGCACGTCAATGGTTGACCCCATCGGCGGCACGTAGCGGCGCATTCGCGGCAAAGGTTGTGCGTGATTTATGCCGCCGGTTGTGGGGTTTAACGGTCTGCACTGCCGAAGTGCTACGTTTAGGCGGCATGAACGGCAGTGCAGGGTTCTAAGAATTTGAAAATATGACAATACTTGATCGAATAAAACTTTGGCAAACAGCATCCCTTTCACTTGTCTGTGATGACCTTTTTGAGATGGGCTATTGCTGTACAATTTCCTATGAACTTTTGCCGAACGGAAAGTGGATTTCAATCTCTATTGAAAAGGACGGTAAAAAATGGGGCGGCATTGGTGGAAGTCGCCTTGAAGTAGCGCGTAATAGGTTGGTTGAATGGGCTGACCGCCAAGGAATACGCGATTTTATAATTTCTTAGAACTGATGCATGAACGCCGTGCAAGGTTTACGCCGCATGGGCGGCCATGCGGTGTTAGCCGATTTTGTACCCTTATTTCGTATTATTAGTATGGAAAATCTTGACTTAAAAATTCGGGCTTGGTTGGTTGAGGAAGGTTATTTATTTCCTGAAACCGACGATGAAATAGCAAAAGCGATTGCAGAATGCGAAGCAAATCCACCTGAAATTCCGGCGCATTTAGACAACCCTCTTTTATTTTTACAGGATGCAAAAATTAGGTTTGGGTTGGAGGCACAGGGGCATATTCCTACAATCGAAGCAATGCTGAAAGAGTGGGGAGGGTCATCAAAATACGCATGGGAGGCAATCGGGAAAAAAATTGGATGGTGTCCGTTTTCCGCTTGCGCCTCTTATTTATCTTATATTTTACGTCACGGCTAACTCAAAGTTTCCCGCCACGGCGCGGTTAGCGTCGATGTTAGGGAAACAACAGTTATCTTTGTTCCGCATTTCGTTTTGTTCCCGGCGCGTGAAACTAACCAGGCAAGGATGGGAAAGCGCGCCGGGTTTTAAGATATTCTTGGAATTTATCATAGGCCGCTACCGACGAAATGCCGGGGCGGTTTTTTTATTCGCACAATATTCGTACATTTGTAGCGCCGGGTATCATTAGGCCCGGTTTTTGCAATATGGATAAGTTAATGTACATCGGTTTTGGTGTTGCCGCCTGTATTGTCGGTGTTTGGGGCTGGGTGATTTACACAAATTGGCAGCGCAAACGGAGTGCAAACCCGGCAGACCATGACGAATTTTAGGAATTATGCCAGTAGCAAAAGGAAGTCCGAATAAAATAGACGTACTATTGTTTGCGAATAAGGCGCAAAAAGCCTAACTTGCTAAGAAAATAGGATGAACGAACTAAAGCAATTCGATTTCGATGCTGATAATTTCAGCGCCCCCGTGGCTTCGCGTGTTGGGGTTCATGGTATCGTAGGGAAAGGACGGTACATGAAACCGCCCGCTTGTCGGGAAATACCCGATCGTATGCTGAAATACGCCTACGCAGAAAATCTGGCAAATGACATTCTGCCTGAAAAAGGGATGCGGTACTTTGTACTTCTTGACGGTACGTTTATTGCAGGCGACTTTATCGAGGCGTTCATCGTTAATCACAATATCCATGTGAAGCGTCTGATTATTTCAACGCTTTCACTGAGTCAAGAAAACGTAGACAGTTTGAAAAACCTGATTGACGGCAATTTCGTTGACCAACTTGACATGATCGTGTCAGAGTATTTTTTTTCACACGAACGCAGGGGGCTGATTCAGTATATGTACGATACGCTGGATATTGACGACAAGTTTCAATTAGCGGTAGCCGCAACGCATTGCAAGTTGGCGATGATCGAAACGCACGACGGGCTAAAGATCACAATGCACGGAAGCGCAAACCTGCGTAGTTCGTCAAATATTGAGCAACTTTGCATAGAAGAAGGCGCCGAACTGTACAACTTCAACGAAGAAGTACACGACGCAATCATAAAAAGATACCAGACGATTAACAAACCCGTCCGGTTCAAAAAAGCATGGCCGCTTATGCAGGAAAAGGAAAGTCAAAGACTTCCAAACAATTAAAAAAGAAAACTACGAGAGCCGCGAGACGGACGCCGCAGCGTAGGCAGTAAAACAGTAACGAAACAGTAAGGAATGACATTCGTAAAAGGTGTAGTTCCGCCGGGCGCAACACCGTTTGAGCCGGGCCAATCTGGAAACCCTGACGGTCGCCCGCCTGGGTCATTTTCATTTAAGTCAATTGCTGAAAAGATATTGGACGGGAAAATAACGGTTGAGCAGGCCGGGGAAATTCGGCAGATGACGCGAAAGGAAAAGATGATACTTGAGATCATCCAAGACGCCTGCAATGATGAAGACCCGGCGGTAAGGCTTCGGGCGACGGCGTTCATAATTGAGCGCACAGAGGGTAAGGTTCCAGACAAGTTAGAGCACAGCGGCGACATCAACATGGGCTTAGTTGCCCAAAGCGCCGGAAAAATAAAGGACTTCCTAAAATCCCTCGATGATGGGAATGGCGACGGTTAAGGCATCGAACGTTTGGCCGGTACATGCCAGCCTAAGGCACGAACTAACCGAAAACAGGCGGGCTAAAATGTTCGCAAACGGGCAATACCCCGTACTTATTAATGATGTCTACATTGACCACTTATTCAGGCCCGAACGCATCCAAATCCGCTATGGCGGTAGTGCAAGCGGCAAAAGTGATGTAACGGCAACGGAACTACTTTTAAAGGCGATTTACCAGCCATACTTTCGCGGCCTCTTTTGCCGGAAATACCAGGTCACGGTAAGAGACAGTCAATTTGCCCTTTTTCAGGACTTAATCAGGCGTTACAGGTTTGACCAATTTTTCAAGGTCAACAAATCCGACATGGATATAACCTGCCTGATAAACGGGAACATCCTAATGTCGGGCGGGTTGGATGATGTTGACAAATTGAAGTCAATACCCGACCTGACAGACATTTGGATTGAGGAGCCTATTGACCGCCGTGGTAGCGTCACGGAAACGGACTTTACCGAATTGGACAGGCGTTTGAGGTGTAGCAAAGCGAGCAATCATATTTACCTCACATTTAACCCGGTTGCAAAAGAGAATTGGATACATCGCCTTTTCTTTGCCGGCAATGAGTTCGACGTTTTCGCCTTGAAAACAACGTACCGGGATAACCACTTCCTGCCGAAAGAAACGCACGACCAATACGAAATACTGAAACGGACAAACCCGGATGAATACGAAATATATGGCATGGGCGAATGGGGCAGCCTTGACGACATGGCAACGCGGCTATTCCGGGATGATTCGATTGAGGACTTATTTACCAACGGCACGTTTTTGCCGAAAAGCCCAACGCGCTACCTTACCGCAGACGTGGCGTTTTCAGGCGTTGACCAATTCGTCATAATGGTATGGGAGGGGTGGAATGTGATCGATGTTCGTTTGTTAGCAAAAAGCGAGGGTGACGTAGTGGTGAGACAAATACAAAACGTGGCGTCTGAATATGGCATACCTGGGCAGCGTTGCGCCTTTGACGCCGGTGGGGTTGGTATTGGGCTTCGCGGGTTCCTTCGCTCTGCTATGCCGTTTGTGGGCGCAAATTCACCCCTTGAAGATAACGACGACAAAAGCGATCTGCAAAAGAAGCTGATGCCAAAACCGGCATTCCGAAACCTTCGCGCACAGGCGTACCACTTTGCCGCGCAAAAGGTCAATGATTGTGAGGCCGGGTTTTCAACAAAAAGCGTACATTTGCAAAGTGTACTTGCACAGGAATTGCGGGCGATCAGGCGAAAAGACCTGCCGGACGGGGGCAAGTACCAAATAATTGCCAAAGAAGAAATTAAAGACCGCATCGGGCGAAGCCCTGACTTAGCAGACTGCTTTTCCATGCGGGCAATATTTGACCTACCACAACAGAAACAACGCCGCGCCCGTCAAATGCGGGCCGGGTAAAACTAACCAACATGGCACCAACAAAAGAAGAAGCCCTAATCCATATTTCCGAAGTCTACGACTACGCAATCGGGTTGAGTGGCGGGCCGAATCATCCATTAGCGCGTGAATTGGCCGTGTGGATGCAGCGCCATTGGGCAACAGCAGGCGTTAACGCCGCGAACGAAAAGCGCCGGGCAAAGAACATCGCATCGAAACAGCCCGCAACCGCGCCGGTAACCGAAAGCAGCCTACGCAAATTCGTACACCCGAAAAGCCCCGAAGCCAAAGCGGGGGAGACGTTAGCCCCAAAGCCCAACGCCGTGGAGGTATTGCTCCCCCTGGAAGAAGTGCAAGAACACCAAGCGCCCCGACAACGGCGCGAAAGGCCAAAAGAGCAAAGTCTTGTTGCGGGGGATGATACGCCAATTTCCGACAGCGACATGGAAACAATCGGCGTAATGAAGCCCCGCGCAATCCTGGATATGTTCGGCGAAGGTCGGATAACTGCGGCGCTTATTGGCCTGGGTGTAACAGAAGACGAAATGCCCGACAGCGGCGCACAAAAGGCGGCAATGTTGAAACAAAAGCGCAAATGACCGACGTACGCGACAAAATCAAATTGAAAAAGCCGGACGGTACAATCATCGCAGAACTGCCGATGTACCGTTCGTTGTATGAAGTACCGTTGAATCGGTACATTGACTTTATTAAAGCGGAGGAGCCACTACACGACAAAGAGAAGCTAGAGGCTGGAGAGGTGAACGTAGCGCGTGTACTGGCAAAGTGTGTCGGTGAATTTTTCGGCGTTCCGCTCAACAGTGTATTAGATGCCCACTACGGGAACACAGACGACATTCCATCCGGCGGGCTGCAATCGCTCTACGCGTGGATAGCCAACTTGGTAGGCACATTCAAGGCCCGAATACGGACGCCTCAGGATTGTTATTTCGACTACAAAGGGGAGCGGTACACAGTGCCGGTTATCGGCGTTCAAACACTTTCAGCCCTGCCATTATTGCCGGTTGTCGAAACGGGGCAAATGATCGAAGCCTACGAGATACGGCGCATCGCAAAGCGCATGGTTGAAACAACGCAAGACCCGGACGCATCAGGATTGTACACATACTACCTTAACCTGTTGTCCGTGCTGGCACTGAAAGAAGGTGAACGGTTGCCTTACGGGGAGAGCGAAGTTGAAAACTTCATAAATGCCAGGACAGAATACTTTGCCGATATTCACGGAGGCAACGGCATCGACGCTGGCACCGCTTTGGACGTAGATTTTTTTTTAGCCGGTTTGATGATGCGCTCCGAAGTGACGGGCGCTGCCGTTGGTACTTTGAGCAACCACGCTTTAGACCTCGTTCAAAGGATAGCAAGGCGCGCCAGGCCGAACAGGAAGCGTTCAATGCAGCAATCGCGCACAGCGAGCAAGTCTTTGAGCAAATCGGACACCGGCAAATCTACCTCAAACTCCTTGAAAGGGCGTGGTTTGTCGAAGCCGGTAAAAGTGCCGTCGAAAGCATGAAGCGGGCTAATTTTGTGGACGTGGTGCGGTTTATAAGTATGGAAAACGCAAATTTATGACAGTAGAAATACTCAACTTCACAGAGGCGCTACGCCTTACGGATACGGGAAAGCGGATAATTAAGGCAAAGCAGCATGAGAAGATAATGATTCAAATTAAGGCAAACAATGACAGTCCTACTCACTGACATATACAACGCCTTTCGTGATTCTGTCCGGTTCTACCCACGGCAGGAATTGAAGTGCCGGCAGTTGCAAACGTGGCGGGTTCTGCAAAAGTCGATGGCCGTTGAGATTTCGACGCCTAACCTGGGTGCAACCATTTGCGACAAGGATAAGCCGTTCTTTTGGTCACGCCTTTGGCATGAAAAAGCGTACAACCCGAATAGCATTGTTTGGGAGTTTCCGCTATTGTACGCATTTGAGAATGAAAGCGCAATGATTAACCCCATTGGCGGAAACGGCGTGATCGTTTCAAGTGTGCAGGTAGGCGTGTTGGATGTTTGGACAGATGACAAGGACGGTCGCAAGTGTGTAGGGTGCAACTCCCGAACGGTGAACGAGATTTACTTTGATACCGAAACGATGCTGCTTTCGGCTATTCGATACCTGAATAATACACGAGGCTACCAGGTGGACGGCGGCGCGTCGGTGTGGGCAAATTCTGACTTTATTGCGCAGGGTATTGCCGCGCAAAGGTTCGAGGCCGTACAAGTTGCCCCGTCAATTCTAACCGCATCGCAAAAGCACAACGCCGAGGCGCCTACTTTTCGGGTGGAGCGGTCGGCAGAAAACATATACGGCACGGCGGTAAATATGCGCTTTGCAGTCGCCGCTTGCCCGGAAACCGATTGGAATTTCACCGAAACCGACTTTGGCGTTTTGGCGCAGGAGGCGGGATGCAAAACGTGTTGATCGTGCCAACCGTAGCCGACAAACTCAAATCCGCAATCACATCGGCCATGCAAGACCTTCAAAAGCGGCTTATTGCTGAATTACAGGCACAGGGGCACAGGCTTACCGGGGCGCTGGAAAAGTCTATTCAATACGAGGTGAAGGTTGAAGGCGATACGATTACGGCAGTAATGACGGCACTGGATTACGGTTTGGTAATGGAGTTTGGCGTACCGGCCAACCGGATACCTTACGGGAAAGGAAGCGGCGGAACATCGAAATACATTCAGGGCTTAGTACGGTTTTTTACATTACGCGGATTAGGCAGCCGGGAAGCGCTAAGCGCCGCGTTTGCCACAGCAAAGAAACACAAACGCGAAGGGATGCCGTCACGGGGTAGTTATGCCTTTTCGTCGAACGGACGTCGCACGGGGTTTGTGAAAAACACGCTGGAACAATATTTGCCCCTGTTGACTGACGCAATCGGCACCGAATCGGGCCGGGTAGTTGATTTGATAATTGGCGACGACATTCGCCTGGAACCTTATAAGATAGCAGCGTAACCGGCTGGAGCAATCCGGACAATGGCACAAAAAGTAATATTTGAATTGGTGGTACAAGATGTGGGCCTAACCGCTCGCATCGAACAGACACGGCAACAAATCCGCGATCTGAATAAAGAAATACGCCAAAATCCGGGGCCGGAGCGGTTCGCACAAATAGCGGCGGAACTGTCGAAAAACCGCCGTGAACTAACGGAACTGAATAAGCAGCAAAAGGAACTGAACCGCGAGATGAACGCGCTAAAGGTTCCGAAAGACAGTTTGGCCGGGTTGCGCCTGGAATATTCCAAACTATCGCAGGCCGTTGCTCAACTTTCGGCAGAGGAAAGAAAAAGCCAATTTGGGCAAAGCCTCATCAAAAACGCCCGCAACGTTAAGGCCGAAATTGACGGCGTTGAACAGTCAATCGGGCGCTTTACTGGCAACGTCGGTAATTATCGCAGCGCATTAAACGGGATCGGGCAGGCGTTCGCCGCGTTGGGCATTGGGGCAAGCCTTGGCGAAATAATCGGTATTAATACACGCATTTCCGACAGTATAGCCGACGTTGCCAAAACCGCCGGTATAACGACGGCAGAGGCTCAAAAACTTGCCGATACCCTCGAATTTCGGGACACCCGGACAAGCCTTGTCGATCAATTACAGATAGCGCAAATAGGCGGGCAATTAGGTATTGCCAATAACCAACTCGAAACGTTCACCGAATCAGTAGACGTTCTGAATGTATCCCTGGGGGATCAATTCGGCGGGGTTGAAGAAATTACCCGCGTTATTGCCGGGCTTCGCAATGTGCTAACCGACTTTCGGACGGATGACGTTTCGGGAGATGTGTTGAAATTGGGTAATGCGATCAACTTCCTGGAGGCTCAAGGGGCCGCAACCGCTCCGACCATTGCGGAGTTTGTTAATCGTTTGGCCGGTTCGGCAGTGCCTTTGGGTGTTTCTACGGAAAAGATATTCGGGCTTTCAACGGCGTTGGCGGAATTGAGTATTAACCCGGAACGCGGGGCAACGGCAATTAGTAGCCTGTTGATTGAAATTGCCAGAGCGCCGGACGTGTTCGCAAAGTCGCTTGGTTTTTCCAAAAAGCAAACCGAAGATTTCGCCAACCTTGTAAGCACGGATTTGGTAGGCGCGTTGACGCTTGTTTCACAAACCATTGCCGAAGGAGGCGACGGCACCAAGAATTTCGCTCAAACGTTGGATGAATTGGGTATCGGCAGGCAAGGCGCTATCGAAGCCCTGGGTAAGTTGGGCGGCAACGTCGAATTGGTTAACACCCGCATACGCGAAAGCGGCGAAGCCTTACAGGCAACGGATAGCGTGTACGCCGAATTTGACAAGAAAAACAACAACGCGGCGGCGGCGGTCGCTAAACTGCAAAACTCCATTGTCAACCTTGTTGCCAGCGAAGGATCGCAGGATGCAATTGAGGCAGTGGCAAAGGCGGTTACCGGGTTAGTTTCGATATTAGGCGAAGGGCTGAAAATCATTTCAGATAATTCAACGGAATTTAAGGCGCTTGGGTTGGCCTTGTTGGCGTTCACCGGGCCGGGGCAAAAGTTGGCCGCTGTCATGGCCGAAATTAGCGCAATCACGAAAGTGACCACGTTGGGCATAACGGCGCAAACGACGGCAACGGTTACACAGACGGTTGCTACACAGGCCCAAACGGTTGCTACCAACTTCTTAGCCGCTGCACAAAAGGCGCTCCCCCTGTTGGCCCTTGTTGCTGGGATATACGCCGTAACGAAGGCTATTGAAATTTACAACACCAACCTTTCAGCAGCCGACAAGGCGACGCGGGCGGTAGCCGATGCACAGGAAGAAATAGCGCAATCGAGCGCAAAGGAAGTGGCCGCGCTGAATGCGTCAATAGGTGTACTGAAAGACAGCACAGCGAGCCAGGATGAACGGACGGCGGCAATTAAGCGCCTGAATGAACAGTACCCGGAATACTTGCAAGGTATCGACCTGGAAAAGCAATCAACGGCGCAACTAACGATCATTCAGCGGGAGTTAACGAATGAGATTGTACGCGGGGCAGCGGCACGGGCGAAGGCGACGGCACAGGCAGATGTAGCCGGGCGCATAGTGGCGAAGGAATTGGAATTGGCAGAACTTCGCCGGAAACAGGAAGAAGGCGGTTTTTCATTTCAGGATCGGGCGTTTTTGATCCGAAAAGAGGAAGAACAACTTAAATCATTACGGTCTGAATTAGATGAGGTCGGAAAACAATTCGACCAAGTGTTTGCCCTTGACCGCCCGGCGCAATCGTCGGTGCTTAACTTGGTTGACCCGAAAAGCCTGAAAGAGCAAACCGATATTACCAAACTCACCATTGCAGAACTTGAAAAATTAGGAACCGATGCGGCAAAGGCGGAAATAGCCCGGCGGCGCAAAACGCCGGGTGATCTAAGCAAAGAAGAAAAGGCAGCCGCCGAAAATCGGAAACGTGAAAAGGAAAAGGCGGCAGAGGATGAGGCAAAGGCGGTAGAAGCGCAGCAAAAGCGGATTCAAGAAATTAATAAGTCAATCCGCGATTTGCAACTTGGAGACGAAAACACGTTCGACGGCAAATTAGAAGCCCTTGAAAATCGGCGTATTGATGCGCTCCAAAGGAATGCCGACCGGCTGGAAGTGTTACGGGCGAAGGTAAGCCAACAAAAAGGCAAGCCCGTAACGGGCGAAACCGGGGCCGCATTGATCGGGCAAATCCCGAACGCATTGCCGGCAGACATAACAGAGGCCGAATTGATCGATGTTGAGACGGCGGCAATCGGCGGGGCGTTTGATGACCAACGGAACGAACTATTCCGGCAGCGTGACCGGACACAGAAAGAGCAGGAAGAACAATTGCGTTCGATGTTGGACGATGTTAACCGCATCGCAGCGGATAACGAGGCCGCTATTGCCGAAAGTGTTGGCCGTGACATTGAGCAGTCGTTTGCAGACCGGCGCGAATCATTAGAGCGAGAATTTCAGGACCGTAATAATGCGCTGTTACAATCCCTTGCCACCGGGCAAATAAGCCAACGCCAATTTGATGAGCAGGAACTAAGCAACAGCATTGAGCAAAGCAGCCGCCTTGTCGCACTTGAACAGGAACGGGCAAGGCGCATTACTGAAATAGCCGGGCAAATCCGGGATGCCAAAATAGCCGCCGCAAAGGCCGCATTAGACGCCGAATTAAACCAGATTGACCGGCAACGCGGTACGGACATACAACAGATAGAGCAGGATGCGACGCTTTCCACTTCGGACGCCGCTGCCCGAATATCCGCAATAAACGAAAAGGCCGCTGAAGATGCTAAGGCCGCACAAATTGACTACGCCAATACGGTTAAGGATACGACGGCAGACGCTACGGCGGCGCAACTTTCGGCGGTGGATGCGGTAGGGGCTGCACAGGCCGGGGCGCATGAGGCGGAACTGCAAAGGATAGCAGAGGAAGCGGCGGCGCGGCAACGAATCAAAGACGCCGCATTAGATACCGCCGGGCAAATCGCAGACGGAATTTTGCAGATTCAACAAAACCGGGCGCAACAGGAAGCCGACGCCGAAATTGCCGCATTGGATGAACAGTATGCAAAGCGCATCGAAGCCGCACAGGGGAACGCCGCATTACAGGCGAAGTTAGAAAAGGAATTAGCCGAAAAGAAAGAGAAAGTACAAAAAGAGCAAGCCGAAAAAAGTAAAAAGTTCGCCATTGTGCAGGCCGTAATTGACACGGCACTATCCGTTTTAAAGGCGCTTGGTTCCGCTCCCCCGCCGTTCAACTTCATACTTGCCGGACTTGCCGCCGCCGCCGGGGCTGTTCAAATAGCCGTGATTAAATCGCAACAATTTGCAACGGGCGGTTTCTCCGACAACGAAACTCGGCCTACCCAATCAGCAACACGGCGCAAAGGCAAAACAGCCGTTTACCCGAAAGCATTTTACGACCGACTGCCGGATTTTTCCGGGATCGGCGGGTTTACCGGGGCGGGTGGACAGACAGACAGCACAGGCAGGCCCGTTGCCGGGAAATTATCGGGATCAGGTGCAGTCGTACACGCGGGCGAATACGTTGCCCCTGCTTCACAGGTTGCACAATTTCCGGCGCTGTTTGAACACTTAGACGCGGAACGTACAAAAATTGCCAGGCCTTTCGCTGATGGTGGGTTTACCGGCGCAAATACTGTTAACTTTGTGCGTATCAAACCCTTTGCCGGGGGCGGTTTCTCCGATCCGGTTATTGGGCTACCAAATGCCGCGCAACTGCAATCACAAAGCATATCGGTATCGGCACAGGCCACATTCACGAACGACCAGGTGCAGCAAATTGGACAGATTATTGCAGCCGAAAACGCGAAAGTAACCCGGCAGGCATTAGCAGACGGCATAGGAGACGCAAACAGGCGTTTGGAGCGGGAACAATCACTCGAACAACAACGAACCGTATAAAATGGCAATTACACTCGCATCATCTCCGACCACATCGCAACCTATCCCGATTTCAGACTGCCTACGATGGGTATTTGAGCCGGATAGCGCCGACGTGATAACAACGCCGGGCGTCATTGCCCAAATAGTGGTGACGTTTCCCGGATCACCGACAGACCCCGGCAACGGTACGGAGTTCGTGATGTGGGGGTACACGTTCACAACGCAAAGCGGTTCGGATTTCACGGCAACCTCTTTCGATGTTGTAGTCGGCAATAAGTTGTCAACAATGAACAACTTTGCCGGGATGGTTGCAAGTAACTTCTTTTTTGCCCGCGCCGTTTCGGTTGAGGTCGGGGTAAGTACGGTGACATTGACCTGGAATGAATGCGGAGAGCAGGAAAATTTCGGCGCAACGCAAATGTTTTTCGATAACATTGAAGGTAGTGCGATAACGTCGGCGGTGGCCACAAATGGCACGACGCCTGTCTACGTGGACGGTTATCGCATCTCATACCGTTTGCGCAGGACTGACGTAAACGACGAGGGTAATAGCGGGTATGTGACGAACTTTGAAGGCATGGAGCCTAACAAGGGCTGTACAACTGTTGACGACGCCGCGTTTGACGCAATGCCGACCGTTCGCCGGTTGCTGAAAACACCAATACCCGATCTTGACCTTACACACCCGACGGTAGAATACGACGGCATTATCCAATATTTCAGCCTGATATACGGGTGGATTTACCGGGATGGAAACTGCCAAAGCCAAAGCGGATTGTTTGAGTTTACCGGGCGCTCGTTTATTTGGAACGCCTACTTTCAGGCCAAAGACGTGTACCGGACGCGAAAGTATTGGCCGGGAGCAAGCGGCGGGCTACCGCCGGGGCAATCATACGTGAAATTCCTAACCACTTCGCCCGACAAAATGCGGGTGTTTGTGGATTCAAAGTGTTGGCTTTGGTACATGGTCAACGGGGCGATACAATCCTGGACAAACTTACGCCTGAATATTGCCGCAACGAAAAAAGATGGTAGCGGTACACTTACAAGTGTTGTCGTTTCGGATAGCGGGTACGGTATCAATGCCGTGAACGTTTCCCCGGATTACATTATCTCGCTTGGTATGTCGGGCGTGACGGCTGACACGTTGAGCCATTACACGGTTAAGATAATGACCCAAAATAGTGGCAGTGAGTTCGATGTGACGCAAATAACAGAGGACAAGACGTTCTACGTTATGACCGCCTGCGATACGGACAAGTTTACCGATCTTTATTTCCTTACCCCGATTGGCGGCATAGGCACTATCCCGGTTCAAATAATCGAGAGCAACGTTAACCAGGCAGGCGACGAAATACTTTTAGACGTACCTTGCACAGCAAGCCGGGAAGATAAGGCCCGGTATGGTGGCCGGACGCTTTCAAATATACGTTCTTACGAATCATTCACTTTCCGATCAATTGACAACGGCAACGTGACAGAGTTTTTCCGCGACCTGAAATTAAGCCCGCAACGGTGGGTGAAAATGGATGCGGAGGACGGTTCTGTGGTTGCCCGAAAATTAATCATTGAACCGGGCGGGGTGAAAATATATGAGGATGGCCCGATTGTTACCGTAGAGGTAACCGGGTATTTGGGCGACATTATTATTCAATCTGGAACAGAACCGGAAATATGAAAAAGCACGACTTTTTAAAAGCATTACTGGCATCGCTCGCTGTTGTTTGGGTTTTATTCGGCAACTGCAAAAAAGAAACGCCCGACCCGATCATTGGATCATGGAAAGTTGCCGCGCCGTTTATTCAACAGCCTGGGTACTGGTTTTACGAGGATGGTATGATGTGCCGGTATGAAGATCGGTGTTTGCCGGATAGCGTTGATTGCACCTACACGTACACAAAACACGACAACACGCTACACATTTCCGGCTATGCCGACATTGTGACATGGGAAATAGAGTGGATCAGTGACGACTTTATCCGGGTACGGGTTCCGCAAACCGAACACCTCACCAATATCATTTTTCTGGAGCGCGACACATGGGAATAGTTACCCGCATACTTGTCCGCAATCTGTCGGAAGCAACGTCGGTTCGATTGAACGGCGCAACGGAAGCCTACATGGATACGCCCGAAGGTTTCCGCATTCCTATGTCGAAGGACGTTGAAAAGTTGTCCAACACGAACAAGATAAAGGTTGAGGGAGCATTGCGAACGTCTGTTGACCAAACGGAGGTCAATAACGCAATATTGGTAGACTTCTTTACCCCGTTGACTGTTGACAACCGGCGCAAATGGTTGGACGTATTGGTTACGGTGGATGAAGTGCCGGCACAATTTACGCGGATGTATGTTTCGGAAAAGAACGATGACAGTGGCACATGGTCGGTTGAGTTCGCTTTACCCGCCGATCATTGGGTGGAACTGGCATCTCAAAAAAACCTGAATACAATTGATTTCGGGTCTTACTTCCTGACTAAAGACAATGTGATTAGCACGTGGGCCGCGCCGAAATATGACGGCGATTACACGCCAACGGTTGAGGATGGTACGGGGTGGAACGGCGCGTATTGGTGGCCTGTTGTGGATTTCGGCAATTGGGTAGATCAACTCATTCCAGCGCAGAACACAACCGCGCCGGTTAAAATGTTGGCCGTTGAAGATTTGCGCCCGTTCGTTAATTTCGTCTACCTGTTGAAACGTGGTTTTTGTGAAATAGGCTGGACATTGGGCGGGCTTATCCTGCAAACAGAATGGGCGCTACGCCTATGGGTATACCTGCTCAAAGAGCAGTATTACGACGGGTCAAATGAGTATGGGGCCGGGTATGAATACGGGCGCAATGGCCGGGTAATAGGTCGCCTGTTGGATGCAGACGAAGTATTGAACACAGTTAACGAGCCAATCACGTTTGACACTGTTGAATTTTCGTTAGGCACCAATGCACTGCAATACCAGGCGGGGCCGAAATGGTTGGCCGGTATCCAAAACAACTACCCATTTTCGGCAAAGTTTCATTTTCAGTTTCAATTCCACCTCGAAAACGGACACGCTGACGCTACAAAGGTGGGGTTTGTTATTGCAGAGGTAACCGGATCGGATAACGACGACTTTACCGGCCTGTTCTTTTCTACCCCGGTTGAGTTTGATATAGGAGCCGGAACGACCGACTTTATTTCTTTTGAGGAAACAATAATTTTGGAGCCGGGGCAAAAGGGGTTTTTGCGGCATCTATTCGGAATCGAATCTGGCGACATTATCAAAAAGGGGTTTTCCTGCCGTATTGAATCGGCAAACGAATCTTTGAGCCGCTTTGACTTTGTGGATGTTCGCACAATTATGCGTGACGATTTCAATTTGCTGGACGCGCTAAAGTCGTTTGTTCAACTCATTAACGGGCGAATTGAAACCGACTACGGAACAAAAACAATAAACGTTTACCCAGAACGTACATCGGAGGTTTACACGGAACGTGTAGCCGGGTTTATTCAGGATGAAGAAAATTCCGAAGATGTAAGCCCGTACATTTTGCCAGGCAGCATAAAGTTGAAGTTCATACGGCCTGACCTGAAACGGTACACCCGCCTTTCCTTTGCGGACGCCTCGGACGCCTACATTGATAGCCTGAATTTGCTGGAGCCGCTACACAGCCGGAAAATAAATAACGGCGATGATTTGCCTAACGAAACCGACGAACAACAAAACCCGATATTTGAACCGACCGCAGAGGGGCAACCCGTAGACCTGAAAAAGGCCGGACGCAGCCCGTCGCCGTATTTGCCCCGCCTTTGGGACAACACCGAATTGCAACGCTCCTTTGCCATTGGCCCGCGCATTGTGTACGCCTTTGGCAGCGTTAGCCAGGTAAATGAAACGCCTGTCGGGTCGTTCGACACAATGGCAGAACTATATTTAGACGGATATGAGGAAGCCGACCGCATTGACGCATTTGGGTACGCTACACAGTTACCGACATGGGAAATAGACCCGACGCCTACCATTAACGGCAGCGTGGTTTTTGGCCGGACGGCGTTCGACTTGTTCGCTAATTTCTACCTGGGACTTACTAATGACAACCGGGGCGGTGTTGACGTTGACCTACTGCAGCGCGTTTCAATGGCGCAATATAATCAGTACAACTTTCGCCGGTTGTTCAACTTCACGTATGAGGGCCGGACAATACGCATACCAATGACGGCAATCCGGGACTTTTCGCCCGACATACCTACTCCGGTTAAGTATTTCGGTTCACCTGTTGAGACCGGGTGCTGTGATTTGCCGTGTTCGTGCCGGTTCACCGAATGCGACTACTACCAGGATTTTGGCGTGTTCATGCGGCAAACAACGCTCGACGGACTTAATATTTCGTCTTTTAAGGTTGACAACGTGGAACAATTGACCGCGCCGGTTGAGTTCGGGCAATTGAATATAATCAGCATTGGAGGGAAGCAGTACGTTACCAACTTGGTAGACACGCTCAACGCAATCGGCGTGCCGTACTTCTTTTTCGACTACTCTACCCGCGCACACGCGGCAAAGGGGTTACGGTTTTTCAAAATCAAACGTCCGGCCTGCCAGACTTTCGAGATCATTATTTCCGACGTTGGCGACGAGGTGTACCGCTACACAGAATCGGCGCAGCAAGAACAATGGTTTGCCGGGTCATGGGGCGCAATCGGGTACGCGCCGGAAACATTTACCGCGCCGGATAATTGTGTAACAACCGTTGAATATTGATATGAAATACGCCTTTTTGATATTGATAACCCTATTTATTGCCTGTACTAAGCAGGAGCCGCCCAACACAATGACGGGCATTTGGCACCGTGACAACGGCGCTACCTATTCCTTTTTTGAGGATAGCCGGTTTCAACAATCGGACAAGCCCGGCGCTCAATGGATTTGGATAAAGAAGGGAAACCAGGTGTATTTATACGGCAACCCGGATCGGTTTTGGACTGTTGACTTTTTGGGCCGTGACGAGGTTACCGTGATCGAAGATGAAAAATTCACAATTACGCGCAAATGACTGATGCCAAACCCCGCGAATGGCTGAAACGGCAATACGCCGCACGGCCTGAATACGAACAATGGCAGCCAACGCCGTTGCCAGAATCATTCGCCGCGTTGATAGAAAAACGAAAGGTGAGAAAGTGGGATGATTTCGACGAACGTACCAAGGGCGTTTACCGGCACATTGCCAGCCTGTTTCCTTCTTCGCCTGTTTACGCCTGCGGTAGCCGCGTCCGGGGCGATCTGGTGGAATACTTGGATAGTGATGAGGTACGAAAATGGCGGGCAATGATCGGGAAAACGGATAAGGATGTTTCCGATTATGACTTTTGGACAACGCCGGACGCCGAACAAATAGAGGAAATGCCGCGCTACGCTGACCGTATCCGGCACGGCATACCAGACGACGAAAAAATACTGATACCTATGCCTGAATGGGATTTTTCAAAACTGCCGGGAAGTGAACATGCCCGCGTTATTGACCTATACAACCGGGGCCGGTGGGTTGAACTTGCAAACATCCACGATCAATATAACCTATCCCCGTACTCATACTGCTGCGATTTGTCTGGTCTGAAAGTCTGGTACAAATTTGGCATACAACAGGGGAAAATTAAAGCGAATGGATGAACAACTGACGCCGGAATTTAAGAAGGCAGCCGTCGAGGTTGCCCGACTGTTTGACCTTGCCGACGTTGATCGGTGGGAAGATTTGCCGGACGGTGTACGGGGTTTTATTTCCGTTGTGGAGTACCGCGTTTTGGTTAAGCCGCTCGTTTACCGGGATCGTTGTAATCTGTCATGGCCGCAACTTTCGATTAAATACGGGCTGACCGTGCAGGAAGTACGGACAATCTGCAAAAAGGCATACTACCGGGCTAATATAAAAGTGATTGAAAAAAAGCCTGTTAACGTCTAACAGGGAAAACGCCTACCAACCCTCAACCCGCCCCGCTTTGGCCTTTACTTTGTACCGTCTTAGAAAATGGTACAAGCATCCGAGCAAATAGCAGAAACGACGCTCACTGTTGAACGTCAACCGCGCCGCAATCCGGCGATTGAAGCAGTTTTGGCAAACGGCCAACTTGCTATCGAATACGGGTTCGGTATGCAATGCCTGAATCAGTACCTTACCGACCTTTCCCTACTCGCTCACGGGGCAACTTACAAAGACCTGGGTATCGAACAACGCCGCCGGGAATCTGATCCGTACCTGTTGCAATTGCAAGGCGCTGGCAAATATACCCTTGTTCGGGATCGTGGTTTGATCTACAATACCTCCATTACCCCCGTCAATTCTTTTGCCGTTATCCCGATCAAAGGTTTCATGCAAACCGAAGGTTCGGGCGGTTCGGGCGCTGTTCGCGGAATGCGAAGCGTTGCGGATGACCTTCGCGCTGCCTACCAAAACCCGAATATTTCCGGGGTGTTGATGGATATTAACAGCGGCGGCGGCGAAGTCATGGCAATGGAGGTACTACTTGACGCGCTTTCCGTTCGGAATAAGCCCGTCCTTTCGCACGTAATTTTTGCAGCAAGCGCCGCTTACGGCACAGCCGCCGGAACTGACGAGGTTATCGCAATTTCCGAAGCGGCCCGAACGGGTAGCGTTGGCGCTGTAGTTTCGATCAACAAAATGGCATTGCAGGAATACACCGACGTTTACCTGGATGTGTACGGTAAAAATGCCCCGAACAAAAACAAAGAGTTTCGGGCTATGCAGAACGGCGATTTTGGCCCGCTACAATCGGTAGTCGACGAGGCTACGGATATGTTTCAATCGAAAGTAAAGGCGCTTCGCCCGTTACGCGGGAACGAGGCAAAAATAAATGATACCGTTTCGGGTGAAGTGTTCACCGGGCCGGAAGCCCGCCGCCGTGGATTGATCGACGGTATTGGCGGCATGGAATACGCAATCAAACGGCTGGAAGCGTGGACAAAAAACCCGCGCTACCGGGCATAAATCTTTCTAAATTATGTGGAACGCAAATAACAGCAATTTCTACGCTCAAATCATGGATTCGCTTGCCGGGTTTTTCGGCCTCAAAGCAGAGGACACCACCGAAGCGGAACTACACCAAAAGTTGACCGAAGCGAAAACGCAAGTTGAACTTGCCGAATCCGCCAAAACCGAAGGGCTTGCCGCCGCTGCAAAAGAAGTCGAAGGACTGAAAGCAGACGTTGCCCGCCTGACTGCCGAATTGACCGCCGCTACCGAAACGGCAACCAACGCAACCGCTGAAGTGGAAACGCTGAAAGCGGATGCCGTCAAACTGGAATCTGACCTGACCGCTGCCAACAGCGCCCTTGCAACGAAAGTGAAAGAGGCCAACACGCTCGCAGGTGAAGTTGCCCGGCTGACCGCAGGAAAGCCGCCCAAGGGCGTTGAAACCGATGACGCTGACCCGCAACTATCGAACGTGCCTGCCGGAAACGGTCAAATGGTGAAGGTGAAAGCCTTTGACGAAATTTTGAACTAATGCCTTTTTGCTGAAAGACTGGGAGCAACATCTTTCAACACAAAAAAGGAAAAATAATGCGCGAATTATCCGGCAATGTATGGCCAACGCAATTATTAGACGGCAGCAATAACCCGATGGTTACGCTTGACCGCACCCGCGACACTCGTTATTTCGAGATGCGTACGGAGGCAATGATGCGCTTTTTCGATAAAGTGGCAATCAAATACGGCGATGTAAACGCCGATATGCTCGGCATCTTTGGCCGGATGAATATCGGGCGCGACCTCAAAGCCCGTATCGGCTCCCTGACCACACCAAACCACCTGTTTAGCAACCGGAAAAACGGCTGCGTATGGACGCCAAAGGGCCGCGTTCGGTTGAATACTACCGAAGTGGAAACATGCCCCATCGAAGTAAACATGGAGCAATGCCCGGATGGCCTTTGGGGCGACTGCATGGAAATGCTTTTCGGCACAGGCAACGATGTACGCGACCTTCGCGGCACACCGGAAGGCGAGGCACTGTTTCAGCAATTCCTTCGCCAGGTGTTTATCGGGATCGGAAACTCGTTTTTCATGTACACCGCTTTCTCAAATCACCCGATGATTGAGACAGCCAACACGCTCGGTTTTTATACCGGCGCAGATGACACGACAAACCCGTGGGCGGATTTCTACGATCAAATGACCTCTACCAGTTGCGGCGGTTACGTCACAATCCTGGACGATTTGGCCGCTGAAGGAGCGCCGGGTTACGACGTTGTTATCAACGATGCCGACCTGGACGCAAATGGTAACTACACCGGCGACATTATCGCCTTCCTGGAAGGGATGAAAGAAAAGACCAAAGGCGCTTTCCGTGCTATGGTTGATTCCGAGCAAAGCGCAGGTTCGCCGCGCCCGATCTTCCTGCTTTCCCGCTCGCTTTTCAAAGCCTACCGCGAACACATCCGCACCACGTACACGGGTATCAGCGAAGGCTACCGTTTCCTGTTGTTCGGCAAAGACGGCCAGGCGGTTCGTATGCAAAACGTGCTCGACTTCGACGGTCTGCCGGTTGTGCATTGGGACGCCTCTACTTCTTTCGACAGCATCGTGGGCAGCACGTCGCACCGGGCCGCGCTTATTGCGCCGGGTTCGTTCGGCATCGCCGCAAACGTGGACACCGCGAATCAGTATAGCGGTATGGGCATGAAATTGATCCAACGCCTCGAATCGCCTTACCAGGGCAAAATCTACCTTGACACTACACTACGCGCCGGGGCGGCAATCGCCGATACCGACTTCGTTGTGTACGGATCGAACCTGAAGCACCCGTAACCGTAGGCAACCCTATTCGATAACATCGTAAAAAAATAAAGATATGGCTTGCGTACCAGTCGCACTAAATACGGGAACTTGCATAAGCGCTAACGGCGGTGCCGAATACGCCTACGCTTGTTCCTTCGATAATATCACAGCCGCAACCGTAGCGGGCGGGCTTATCACGGCCCTGACGCTTACCGATGCGCTCGTAAAACTCGTTCCGAACAAAAACCAAACCTGCCGTTTCGACGAAACAGGGGAACGCCCGAACGAGTTTTCTACCAAATTCCAGTACAATCAGGAGGGTTTCGCGTACTTCGCGGGCAAAGATAACTCGCTCAAACTTGTTGCCGACGCATATTCGCAGTGCTGCCAGTTGGTTATCTTTTGGGTGCTGAATACTGGCGCTATTGCCGTGCAGGGCGTTGAAATTGACGCGGGTACTACCCTGGGCCTTTCACCATCGAAAGAGGGTGATTGCCGTTGCACGCCTTCGCTGCTTTCCGATACGTCGGCAAATGAGGCCCGCTTGGAACTGTTGTTCAATAGCAAATCCCGATTGGCTGCACCTTACACCGACCTGACACCGACCGAACTTGAAGCCCTTGGCTCATAATTGACATGGCAAAGAAGTATATAATTGATCCGAACTATCTGGCACGACACCCGCGCTCAATGACGCTAATCCGCGTTAAGGGGCAGGCGTCGCGCCGGGTAGCAATCGGTGAAACCGACATTACTATTCCTGCCGGTATTGGCGGGCCGGAGCGCACATTGAGCCTACCGGCACCGACACAGTACGACTTGAAAGTGTTGTACGATGCCGGAACGAAATACGTGCTTTGCATCGACGAACCGGACGAGGCAATCGAACCGACGCCGGAAATTAAGAAATGGAGCAAGAAAAAAGACAGTGAATGAGCAACGTAAACGGATGCTGCGATGACAATAGCCCTACCGTTTTGCCGTCGCCTAAAGAGGAGATGCGCAAGCGTAAGGCCGCACGTATGCCCGTTTTGTTTGAACTTGAAAACCCTATTCCGCAGGAAGTAGCCGACTCAAAGGAACTTTCGGAAACTATTGAAAAGTATAAATTTGTTCCGTACGCCGGACACACGAACGGCAGCGGACATAGTACGCTCGCTTGGTATTTGATGCTGTCGAAACTCTCCCCTACAAACGGGGCAGTGATCGACAAGTTGACAAAATACGCTGTTGGTGGACGCGCTGTTTTTGTCCGGTCTGAAAACCCGGACTACGACATAGGTGAGGAAACAAACCCGCTTTCACGGCAGGAAAAAGTAAACTACCAAGAGGCCATAACATCGTTCATTGAATTTGAGGGAGGGGTTCGCAACTATCACAGGCTAATAACGGCATCGCTGAAAGCAACCGGAAACGCCTGGGTAGAAATGTCGGTAATGACGGTCAACGGCCAAACGCGGGTACACCTACGGAACCAACGGCAAACACAGACAATGTATCTGCGTACAAAGGCTGATGAAATGCGGATGGCCGCTATTTCTCCGATTTGGACGGATGAATATTTGCGAAAAAACCCGCCGCGTATCATACCGCTTTACCCGAATTTCACGGTAGAAAACGGCGCAAAAAAAACGCTGTTTCACCTGAAAAACGGGGATAATAACTGGTATGGCAGGCCGGACAGCCAAAGCGCCGATCTGTATAAGTACCGCGAAGTGCAGGACGCTATCTACGTTGTGAAACAGGCAGCCAACAACTTTACAGGGCAGATTGTATTCGAGGTAGAGGACGACGGGCAAGACCCGGCAATCAACGAGAATCAGGCATGGGAATCAGGGTTTAATTCTTTCGCTGACCGGATGACCGAAAACTTTACCCAACGCGGCAAAGACCCGTTAAGCGTGTTTGTCACATCTCGACCGTTTGGGGCAAAACCGATGTTTGTTTTTCAGGTAGCGCCTAACACAAACGAGAAGTGGTACAAAGAAACCGGGGCAATGTCCGAAAGTTACATTTTGGGCGCACACGGGGCAACGCTTCGCTTCATGGGAAAAGATGCGGCCAACGGGTTTTCTACCGACGCTTTTGTATCTGACTACGTGATGAATATGGAGCCGGTTATAAATGACATACGCACGACAGTAATGGTTTTTTCAAACTCTATTCTGTCGGTTGCCTGGGAGGCTCTTGGGATGCAGCAAATGAACGACATAAGCCTTTCGTTCCAAACGCCTATACAATCAGCAATTGACGAATACAAATCGGTAAACGAAAAGAAGGAAGCAGAAAAACAAACACCGCGAATTGAAACCGTATAAATGGCAAATCTAATCACGGCATACGAGGTAAAGCGGTATTCACCAGCGGGCAGAAATTACCCGGAAGTGAATATCTGCGAAGCGATACCACAGGTGGAGGAGGGTATCGGGTATAAGTGCCTTGGTGAAGATTTGTACGAATGGCTCATTACGAAACTGACTGAATACCCGGCAACGGTGCAGGAATATAACCCGACAATCGAATACGACGAAGATGAATATGTAGTGCGACATGGTTGCCTATTTGTTTCCGAAGTCGGTTGTAACCGCACCGATCCGGTTGAAGTGGAAAACGATTGGGCAGCGGTGGACAAGTTCACCGACGCCTGCGCAAACACCCTTTGGACGCGCTATTTACGCCGAATTTTGGCATTGCGCGTGTACGAAACGGTAATGTTATACGACACGCAACAAAGCGGTGCAGGTGGCGTAGTTGTCTCCCTCGGAGACGGGTACAACACAGGACACCGGGCCGCTTCAAAGTACGAAATAGCAGACCGGGCGAAACGATTGGATGAAGATGCGAATCTGACCGTTCAAAATATGTACCGCTGGTTTGAGAAACAACTCGAAGCCAAAACGTGTACGACAATGCCGATCAATTCGGCGCAGGCGTGTTGGCAAAGGAACTGCGAACAACCCCGCAAAGGAATACGAAGGTTTGCCTTCAAATATTGAGTATGACAATAGCAGATGAAATAAAACACTACTTAGCGTCAAAAGTGATCGTTAAGGAAAAGGTAGACGACGAAACGGCAGACACCAGGTTTGATATTTGCCTGAAGTGTGAGTACCGAAATGCCGACGAAAATAAGTGTATAATTTGCACCTGTTTTCTTGACCTCAAAACCGGGAGCCGGGTTAATTGGCGACCGGCAAAGAACCGAAACGAAATAACACACTGCCCTGAGGGCAGGTGGAACGACAAAGAAATTGCGAATCATTACCGGGCCTTAGATGGTCTGAAACCGCTAACATAAAACAAATATTACAATGTACAGACCAATAGCAAATTCCGGTCAAAATGCCAACAACGCGCTAAAGCGTTACGCCGATGACGATGTTTGTTGCAATTCCTACCCGGACGCCTGCCAATACGACGTTACCATTGCCACGGCGGCAACGGTCAATAACGTGAAATTCAAGCGCACCGCAGATGGCGAAACGATTACCAAAACTTTCACCGCCGCAGGTGGCACCGCCGTAGTGGCTGCCCTGAAAGCCGCTTTCGTTGCCGAAGGGTACGAAAACGACGGCGATGTGATCGTTGACGTAACGAGCGAGGTGGACGGCTCCAATACGATCTACCACATTACCGGCGCTCTCATTGTTGTTTCGATGACCCACACGACAAACACCGTTGTAACGGCTACCGAAAAATGCAACCGGGTCGGTATCTGTGATTTCTATATCACTACCGCCGGGGGCGCTGCAAACGTCTTTGGCGTGGACGGCACCGACCAAGACCTCGGTTCTTTGGTTATCGGCGACGATAATGCCGCCGCTGTTGTGGCTGCTATCGAAGGCGCTACCGCATGGCCGTCCGGTTACACGGTTGCAGTTACCGAAGATGCCGACTTGTATTACATAACGATCAACGGCCCCGGCACGGTCGTATTTACATGGAACGGTGACCAATTCGCAAAGCAGGATTGTGTCGCAGGTTACATCGCTGTTTAAGGCTCCAGTCTTTCGTTATTATATTCATAAGCCCGTCCCTGCTATTTTTCACGGCGGGTACGGGCTTTTTTCTTTGATTTCAATATGCCGACCGTATCGTACAAGGTTCCTGAATTAATATTGGAGGATTTCCCGCACGGGGATACGCTCGACCTGTTTTTTGATGAGGTGACCGACGAAGATACCGGCGATCCAATCGACTTGACTGCAGGGTATGCCGCTGAACAACGGTTTGAGGAAAAGGACGGCACCGAAGTGGTAACGCTAAACGATGCCGACGGAATAACCTTGGGTAACGGTACATTACAGATAGTTACCGAAACAACGACATGGCCGCAAAACTGCACAATCTATTCAGATTTGCAATTTACCGCGCCGGGGGGCAATACGGAAACGTGGATAAAGATCATCGTAAAACTTAGAAAAACGATAACAACGCCGACCTAATGCCAGCAGCAAAAATATACGTTCAAAGCCCGAACTACTCCCTTACGCTAAGGCAGCCGCGATATACAATGAATCTGGCAAGGGGTACACAAGGCCCGCCGGGCGAAGCGGATAAGCGCATGGGCGGCGTGCTGTTGTCAGACCCAAACGCGGCGTTGTTTTCAGCGGGAAATACAAAGGCGTTTATCCGTATTCCGGTTGAATTGAACGGCATGAGCCTTGTCACGGTGGGCGCTTCCTGCTCAACGGCGGCAAGTTCTGGATTGACCACCATACAATACCGGCGCGTCCGGGCCGCTGTTGCCGACGTAGATATGCTAAGCACACCGATTACATTAGACGCGAACGAAATAGACAGCGCAACGGCGGCAACCCCGCCGGTTATAAATGCATCAAACCGCCTGGTACAAACCGGCGATCAAATACACTTCGACGTAGACACAGCCGGAACGGGTGTTTTGGGTGTCTTTGTCTCATTCACTTTTGACACAATTTAGAAAACATGGCATCATTTAACAAGTTTCAGCCGTTCGTCGAACAACTCGCAGAAAAGGTGCATAACCTCGGCAGTGATCAAATCGTTGTTGCCCTGACCAACACGGCACCCAACGCCACAGACGGCGTTCTTACAGACATTACAGAGATCAGTTATACTAACTGCTCCAGCCGGAACGTCACGACAACTTCCAGCGCGCAAACCACAGGCACGTACAAACTCGTTTTGGCCGACCTGGTATTGACCGCTTCGGGCGGGTCGGTTGGCCCGTTTCGGTACGTGGTATTGTACAACGATACAGCCGCGTCTGATCAACTTATCGGGTATTACGACTACGGTTCATCCCTGACCCTTTTGGACGGCGAAACCTTAACCATCGACTTTGATCCGTCCGCCGGGGTATTGACAATCGCGTAATTATGGCCTACACCAACGGCGTTTTTAGGATAGACTTAGTGAGCGGTTCGGACGCAGCCCGAACCGCTCTAACCTCTTGCACGGCTTCTAACCCGTCCGGGTCTATTACGAATATTCAAAAAACAGCGCATGGCCTTGTTACCGGCGCGGTCGTTGATCTTACGCTGTTCACGGCGTGGCTGAATAGCGCGTGGAAGATTACCGTTGTTGATGCGGATAATTTCACGCTCGATGACGCTACATGGCAGGCTACTGCCGATACTTCCGGCACAGTCACGCCTCGCGGCGGGTCATCATGGTCGGACGCCTGGTTAACCATAGGTAGCGGCGCAACGGCGGCACGTATTCAGCCTGGGGATGAAATGCGGATTTCCAAAACTGCCGATCCGGTTTCGCTGGGGCAAGATGCGACTTGGACGGACGGAAGTCAGACGGTCACGCTTACAACGGCGGTGACGAAAAAAATAGATGATTCAGCGGGGAGTACGTGGACGGTTTCAGCAAACATAACAGGAAGTTCAAACACGAGCCGTAAAATAGGGGCAAACGCACAAGTTTTGACGCCTGCAACAGGATTTACAACGGGGAAAGTGGCCTACATACTTATTGCGGGCGGCGGAACGGAAGACTTCTCAGCGTATGAGAAAATATGTTTTTGGTTTCGGCCAACTTCAAATGCTGTAATAGCCGCAAGTACATATAAGATTTGCCTTTGTTCCGATGCGACAGGCGACACAATTGTAAATGAAATAAATATACCGGCAACACTGAATAACACGGGTTGGCACATAATGGAACTGGACTATGGTGCGGCGCTTGGGTCGTCTATTCAGTCCGTAGCAATATACGCAAACAGCGATCCGGGAACGACGGCTTTTTCTATAAACAACATTTTTGCTACAAATGACCTGTCGCTAAAAACCCTGATCGGGAAAACCGGCGATGTAAACTATAATATCCAGTCGATTGACGGTACAACGATAAAAATAGACAGCAACAACACGGCGGCAACCGGGCGGGGGTATTCAGGCGCAACCTCGACAGAAACTTTGTATTATCGCGTTCCTTTTGATGTGACGACTACCGGATCATGGGCAATAATGAACGAAAACGGTGCCGCAACATCGCCGTACAATCATTACATAGGAGGCTATAATACAACTAATGATACGCGTGACGGAGTAACTTGCATAGCAAGCGCTTTAGTAGGTGTAGGAACGTCGATTACCTGTTTTAATTTTTGTAAATTATCATATTTTACAATAGCGAGATTTAGTATAATTTCTGTTAGTTCGGCAAATAATCTTGCAATATCGGACACGGTGTTTTGCGGCGGTGCTGGAACTTTTAGCACTTCGACTATCGCGATTACCCTTATTAATTGCAAATTTCTTAATCTGTCGGCCACTCCAACAATTTATGGAGGTGAATGTGTTTTTTTAAATTGTGAGTTCAGAAATATATCATCAACTGCAATTGCGGGTTACCCGGCACAGGAGTTTATTTCTTGCACATTTGCCAATAACACCACCGCGTCAATAGCAATTTCAGATGGGGAAAGGAGGGGAACTGGGGCTGTGTTGCTGCGCAATTGCATACTATTGGACACAACAGAGATATTATCCACATCGAACAGATACTCATTCGCTTGGTCATACAACCACGACGACACACCCGGAAATCATTGGGGATTCACGAATGGAGCAACGATCAATATGCAATCTTCTGTTGTACACAGCGCCGAGCCTGTGGCGTGGAAATTCACGCTAAGTAGTTCCGCAAGTGGACAATACAGGCCCGCGACATTACGATTAGGCCCGTTTCCTGTCGAGGCTTCTGCACTTGTAACCGTAACCGCATGGATAAAAAAAGACCATGCAACCAACGTAGGCGCAAAACTTTACGTGCAAGATGAACTATACAACATCGATGGCGTAGTTGCTGACAGCGCGACAAAGGCAGATGATACCAGTTGGGAGGAGTTAACCATAACTTTCACACCGACAGAGGCGGGCGTAGTTCCGGTTTTTGTGGATGCTTGGTATGCAGATGGGGCATCTAACGTGTACGTGGGAAGTATAACTTTAACACAAGCATGATAGTAGAGCAATATACGGACATGGCCGGCAAATGGCGGGTGTTGTGGCAATCGGACACGACGGGGCAAACGTATAATTTCAAGTTCGCTGAAGAGCCGACAGAACAACAATTGCAGGCACTTTCAGACGCGAATGATACGGCGGCAACGGTCAACGCTGTGCAGCCGCTTTCGTTTTCGATTCTGGAACACCGGGAAGTGTTGATCGAATTGGTACGCCGTGTAAAGGCTTCGCCAAATACGACGCTTGCACAGTACAACAACTACTTAGGCACATTGCCCTGGTATGAGGCGGCTATCATTCGGACGTTCGTTTTCCTGCTCGCTTCGCGCCTTGCAGAAAAGCAAGATGTATCCCTGGCAAGCCTGACAGAAAATACCGTATTCGTTGCCGTTCGGAACTTCTTAGCCGACACGCCTACATGGAAATTGGCCCGGTTGATCCTGGGTGAAAATGATATTCAATAATGGCACTGCCGACAAAAAGCGACTTACTTACCGGGAAGTTTTCTGCCGACGGTTCGCCGTTCGTGCAAGTGTCGGCAAAAGCCGGTATTGATACCAATACCCTTGAATATAGCGCGGACGGTTCGCCATTTTGGGCAGTAGAGGAAACGGGCGGCGGGGCGTCATACACCCTTGTAGCGGCGGCGGGCGCGTTCACACTTACAGGCATTGCGGCGGCGATAATTAAGGGCGTATTAGTTGCGGCAACGGCGGCAACATTCACGCTATCCGGCCAGGCCGCAAACCTGAAAAAAGGATATACGCTGCCTTGCTCCGCCGGGTCGTTTACCTTGTCTGGGCAATCCGCCGGATTATCGAACGGCAAAAGTATAACGGCTGGCGTTGGATCGTTTACGCTCGCCGGAAATGCGGCAACCTTCCGGGTAGGCCGTTCGGTACAAGCCGGAACGGGCGCGTTCACTTTAACAGGCAATTCGGTATCGTTCAACAGCGCGGCAATACTTCCCGCCGGATTAGGCACTTTTACCTTAACAGGGAACACAGCAGGCGTTTTTGCGGGGCGAAAGTTATTGGCCGGGGCCGGGACATTTGCCCTGACCGGCAACGAGGCGAATATTAACAAGGGCCGTACCCTTGTTTGTTCTGTTGTCAATTTCGCGCTGAATGCAGCCGATGTCGGCCTAAAGGCAGGAAAGGTGCTACCCGCCGGGGTAGGTATATTCACATTATCCGGCCAAAATTCGGCGCTCAAAAAAGGCGCTACCCTTTCGCTTTCGGCGGGCAGTTTCGCGCTATCTGGGCAAAACGCCAATCTGAATAAGGGGCGAAGTTTGGCAGCCGGGGCGGGTTTATTTTCGCTTACAGGTAATGCGGCCAACCTAAACAGGGGCCGAACAATAGCAGGCGGAACGGGCGTTTTCATACTGACCGGCAATAGCGCAAACTTCAACAGCGCGGCAATCTTGCCAGGCGGCACCGGGTCTTTTGTTTTCACCGGCAACGATGCAGGGTTAATGGTAGCGAGGTTGGCCGGGGCCGGTACGGGTGCGTTTGTTCTAACCGGACAAGCCGCAAATCTTAACAAGGGGCGCAACATTGCGGGCGGCACAGGATCATTTACGTTATCTGGTATTTCCGCGAACCTGAAAGCGGGAAAATCAATTCAGGCCGCAGTCGGTTCGTTTAACCTTTCGGGGCAAGCGGCGGTAATACGCAAAACAAACACATTCTCCGCAAACGCGGGCACATTCATACTTACCGGCCAAAGCGCCGGACTTGAAAAAGGTCAAACCATTGCCGCCGGTGTTGGATCGTTCGTATTGACAGGGCAAGCAGCGGCATTATTGCGCGGGCGAAATATTGCAGCCGGTACCGGGGTATTTATCCTTTCGGGGCAGCCTGTCGGGTTCAACGGCGCGGCGATATTATCGGCAGACCCGGCAGCGTACACACTTACGGGCAACAACGCGGGGCTTATCCATTCGGCAAAAGTATCCGCCGGGGCAGGTTCTTTCGCGTTGACTGGTAATGACGCGGCCCTCAACAAGGGGCGAAGTATCGCGGCGGGCGTTGGCGTGTTCAACCTCACGGGGCAAGCCGCCGGGATAAACAAAGGCCGGACAATGACGGCGGGGGCCGGGGCGTACGCGCTATCCGGGCAAAATGCGTTATTTGAGACTACCAGGAAAATAACGGCAGGCACCGGCGTATTTACGCTCACCGGAAATTCTGTTTCGTTCAACAGCGAGGCGAATTTGCCCGGCGGTACTGGATCGTTTGCCCTGACCGGAAACAATGCCGGGTTGAGGACTTCGCGTCTGTTGAGTAGTGGCGTTGGATCGTTCACATTGACGGGTAACGCTGCCAATCTGAATAGGGGCAAATCAATGCCAGCCGGAACCGGCGCTTTTACATTCACAGGCAACGCGGTCAACTTCTTACGCGGGCGCGTAATGCCTGCCGTATCTGGTACATTCGCTTTATCGGGCCAATCTGTCGGACTTCGCAAGGCGTCTATTATCGGAATTAATGCCGGGGCGTACACGTTAACAGGCGAGCCGGTAGATTTTAGGATCGGCGGCGTTTTGGTTGCCGGGCATGGATCGTTTGTTTTTACCGGCAACGCGGCAACATTCCGGGCAACGCGGCAAATGCCGATAACGGCAGGATCATTCGTTATTACGGGCAATCCGGCAGGATTATTGAACGGAAATAAGTTGTCAGGCGATACGGGCGCTTTTGTGCTTACGGGCAATCCGGTTACGTTTATTTTAGGCCGCGAAGTTGCCGCCGGCACGGGCGTATTTGTGTTGACAGGAAACGCGGCGGGGTTGATCTATTCGAGCGATGCGGGGGTGTTTGTGCCGCGTGTAGTTTGGTTCTATTAATTCATACTAAAACAATAAGATGAAACACCTTTTTTTGATTCTCACAGTAATTTTTGCCCTTGCCTTGCCTGACTTTGCCGACGCGCAAAAGGTCGCATCTACGCATGGCGTGGCCTATTCTACCGCAAACCCGACAACGGCACCAAGTAGCGGACGACCGCATCAACTTTGGCTCAACACCGAAACGGGTATTTTGTACGCATGGGACAAGTCTGCCAGGGCATGGTATCGGCAGAACAATGACCTTTACGGCGAAATGGGCATTGAACAAGATACCCTTACGCTTGCATTTGCCGCTGTCACGCCGGACACGGTAGAGGGTTTCACCGCCGGACTATTGCACGGGTTTTCCCTTGGCGGCGACCATTCCCTTATTTACACCGGGGCAAGGCAGGGGCGTTTTCTGCTTAACTACACGGTGTCTTTCACATTCGCCGAAGCGGGAACCTTAACCTCTTATGTTAAGGTCAACACCGATATTGAATATAAGTCACGCCGTCGGCAGATTGTAGCAACCGCCGGGAACGTGGTAACAGTTTCGGGTAGTTGTATTGTAACCCTCGAAACTTCTGACACGGTATCCCTTTGGTTTTTCCCAACAGCGCACACCGGATCGGATGACCTCACCGTATATGAGGCCAATATTTCGCTTGTTCAACTTCGATAATTATGCGTTTTGTTGTCATAGTCATATTTATTTTAATGGCGTCTGTCGTAAAGGGACAGACGCCAACTTTTACTTTTCAATGCGTGTGCGACTATCTTACGGCAGCCGATAGCACGTGTGATATTTGCAACACCACAACGCAAAGCCGGTTTTTCAAAGGTCTGTTGATCTACAAAAACGGCGTGGCGCATAAGTGGATAGAGCAGCCCTACACCATTATTCAGAATTTCGATGCGTTGACCTTCAGGGAATTAATACCGGGGGCCGAATCTATCCGCATCGAATTACGCGGCACCGCATTCGATTCTATTGCCCAATTTCGGGACAGCGTTCTTTGCCCATGTGCGGGAACCGGCGGGGGCAGGGAATACGTAGCCGGGCCGGGCATCGTGATCGAAGGCGATACTATTTCGGCAGTGGATACGTCGGCAACAAACGAACTGCAAAACCTGTTCGATACTATTTCCGTTGCCGGACAACAATCCATCGTCCCCAACAGCCAACACACCAAATTAACCCTTATTGAAGGCGTTGGTGTTACAATCACAACAGACAGTACAGCGCGGGAGTTAACGATAGGGGCCGACACAACACTATTGGCAACCGTAAACGATATTGACGTTATCACGCTTGCCGATAGCGCAGAATTGAAAGCCTATACCGGCATTGCCAGGGGCGTGATACTTCGCCAACAGGGCCGCGAAGGAACGTTTACCCGAACGACAACAAGCCGGGCGCATGATGGGTATATGGTGTTTGAGGATGCTGCCGGGCGTAAATGGGTACGAATAACGGAAGATGATGTATTGAATGTAAAATGGTTCGGGGCAATTGGTAACGGGGTGGCGGATGATTACTATGCCATACAGCGGGCTATTGATTATACCATTTACGAGGATACGACTATAAAAAAAGTATTCATCCCGTCCGGAAATTACTTGGTAAGTCGAACTATCCACATGGGCTACGGTTCGGCCTATTCGTCCGTTTCCCTTGTAGGTGACGGCGCTCCTACTTTCCGGGGGGAGCAACAATTTAACGGCGCGACAATAACCGTCAACTTTTCCAATGCCCCGGCGCTGAATATTCAGGGGGCGCGACATTCGACGGTAGATAATATAACGCTCATCGGGCTTAATGAAATAACCGGGTATCTGACAGACACAAGCGCGTCCAATATTTCCAACTGGATTTATTCGGGCCTGGATACAATCGGAGACAACCGTTACACACCTTACGCGGCAATAACCGTGGATGCCTACGCAGGAACTGCGCCGACACCGGCCTATCCTAATGTACTATTCCCGTCCTATACCGGAATTTCGACACAGTATAGCAAGTTGAGTAGTTCGCAGGTGAAAATACGGAACGTCCACATATATAAATTTACCGCCGGGATTGTCGTAAAGCCAAACGCAGATAACAACGGCGATTTTGTGCAGATCGAAAAAGCGATTATTGAGCGGGTAGCATACGGCATCAGCGTGGGCAACTCACAGGCGCGTAATACACGTATTTCTGACTGCTACATTGACGCGCATACATGTATAACGAACAGCAAGCACGGGGCGCAAATCGGGCGCATTTCGGTTATAGAAAACGTCCACTTCGGCGGATACCAGTGGTTAGACCTCGGAGCGCCCGCATACCTGGAAGGACTTGAAATTAACGATTGCTACGGCGAATCATTCCAGTGGATCGGATCAATTGGCATCGGCACGGTAGGCGCATTCCCGGCAATCACGTTCAACGGGTGTAAGTTTCAGCCGTCGGCACTGATTAACCGCATATTGACACCAACGGCAAGCCTTACGGGCAACGCTGTTTATAATTTCAATCACTGCTCTTTTCAGAGCAACCGGATATATCTTTTTGAGAACGACCAAGCCGCATTGATCAATTTCAATCAGTGCAATTTCGGTTCATATCCTGGACTTGGAGAGCCAGGCGACACGGTACAGACATACCACACCCAATATTTCAGGGGGTTCGATTTCATTGTGGCGACCAACCCGACAAGTGTACACGTAAAACAATGCCGTTTTCACGAGATAGCAAACAGCGCCGGTGGTGGACTGTACCCGGCAATGAAGGGGGATAATACTGCACTTTCAACAGACCTGAACTACGGAAACTTTTGGGCAAAAAACAACCTTGATGGGTCAGATGTGCAATTTGCCGACCTCGGATTTATTTCGACAACAAACACCCTTACGGCGTTCACCGGCGGGGTTTCGCTGACAGACCGGGCGTTTCAGGGTACATCTTCCAGCAACTTTCAACAGGGCATAGGTACTGGCGATTTACTTCTTTTCCAGTACAACAATAACACCCTGCCTGTTGTGGTAACATCGGTTGCCGGATTAGTTATTCAGGGGCAAATAATGTCAGGATACGCATACAATTCAGGCGGGGCGTACACATACATGTTGCAGGACACAAATATCAGTACCGGCCTTGTCAGGCATTTTTCATCCCGCAAGCTACTCAACAAAAAAACGGTATTCGGCGACTTTGTGAGCGGTTCGCGGATTGTTACGAACGTTTCGTACTTGTTCGATAATAGCGACGCTGCTGACGAGTTACTGGTAAGTACGCCACTACTTAACGCCGACGGCTACCTAAATGCAATACCAAGTCCGGTAACCGTGGCGACCTACATAGATTCGCTTATAAGTTCAACCAGTTTCCGAATATCGGCGAACGCGACAAAAACAGGGCGGTATGAGATAAGGAACTGCTTTTTGGGGACGAATGATTTGTCTGAACAGGATTTTGTGTATGGAAATGGCACCGCTACGCAGGTGGCTTGGTGGAAAACATCAACCACAATTTCAGGCAAAAACGAACTCTGGTTTGACACGCTCAATATCAGACTTGGCATAGGTTATAATGCGCCTGCGACACCGTTACAAATCGGGTCAAACGTAGCCGGGAATGACTACATACAAATGAACAATTCGAGCAGCGGAAACCCGCTTTTGCGAATGTTCAACACCGGAATACAGGACGGGCAAATGACGGTCAAACAATTCACGCTTGACGCCACCTATCCCGGATTTTCGCTAAACACAAACTTAGAGGTGAATGGCCGTATTCTGACATCGGCTGAATTTGGAGCACCAGGCCTCAACTCGCTTGGATCGGGAGTATCATACAACCAATCAACACCGGGCGGCGCTTTGCGTTTGCGCCCTGTGTCCGGCGCATCTTCCTATATCAACTTCGTCGAAAACGGCGTGGCATTTCGCGGTAGTATGGGGTTTGCAAATGGATCGGCTGACTTCACTATGCGGATGGGAGCGCAGAATTTCACAGACGGTACAGAGCGGTTTCGATTTACCGGGGCGGGTAGATTCGGCATTGCGACAAATAACCCGCAAAGAGCGTTGCACGTTGAAGGAGAGGCCCGTATTTCAGACCTTTCAACCGACGCGCCCATACAATTTGTCGGAGCCGACGCGGACGGCGATTTAGGCGGCATAACACCCGGGCCAGGAGCTACAATTGTAGCCGGGGTGCTTACAATTGCAGATACGAGCGCTACAAATGAGGCCTGGACAATTGACGGGGATGACGCCGATACGGAACTAATAACAACACAGACCGTCAAATTCGAGGGCGCAGGCACCGTGACAACCGACTACGATCCAGGAACGAATACGCTATTAATTACCGGAACGTCGGCTGCCGGGCTAAACGGCATCTACGGCGACGGCACAGCAACGAGCGGAAACGATACGCTACCGCCGGGAGGTGCGACGGTTACAATTCCGGGGCAGTGGCAGCCGCTACAATTCAACGCAAACACGGCAGGCGGGCAAGCGTGGTCGGCCCTGGTTGTCAACGCGGCTACATGCTCCGACGACCGCGTGACAAAATACCTTGTCGGAAAATCACCGTCTGACAGCCTGGAAATATATGGGTATGATTGCGCGGCAATTATAAAAGAAACAGGCGGAATATTGACGCTGGAAACAGACCGGGAATTATGGTTAATCGGCGATTCAATTAATGCCACAACAATCCCGACGCGAACGGTCTTGCCCTTTTTGGTCGGGCAAACGGCGGCGGGATGGCTGCAAAAAATAGAAGGCACATCAGACGGGCAAGTGCCGGTTTGGGATGACACAAATGGATGGTGGGAACTTGGATCGGCGGGCGGTAGTGGCACCGTTACCGGATCGGGCGCAGGCGGACAAATGGCATATTGGGACGGCGCAACGTCAATTGCCGGGGAAAACAATCATTGGTGGGACGCCACAAACGACCGTCTCGGAATAGGCACCAACGGCGGCGCGGTATCATCCCGCGTTGACGTTACAACAAACAGCCTCGGAACAAGTCAAACGACAACATCCGGTTTGGCCGTTGTCAACACCACAGCGGCGGCAGCCGGGGCGCAACAAATAAGCCCGGCAATAAGGTGGAGCGGGGCAGGATGGAAAACAACGGCAACAGCGGCAAGCCAGGCTGTAGAATTTCGGTCGTATGTCACGCCGGTACAAGGCACAACCGCACCAACGGGGTATTTGGGATTCGGGTCTGCAATAAACGGATCATGGGCTAACGACCAATTCAATCTCAATTCAGGGGGTGAGGTTGGAATAGGAACAACAACGTTTACAGGGTCTGGCGCATTTGCCCGCCTGAATGTAACAGGTGGCAGCGGGGCGGTAGCGCCGTACCTTATCAACGCTTTCACGGCATCATCATCTGGCGGGACGGTGTACGCACAAATATCGAACACACAAAGCGCATCAACTACATTTCTATCACTCGGAGAGGCAGCCGACATTAACGCGATTAAGGCAGGGTTACGGCGATATGGATCAACACACGCAACGCTGCCCAATCAACTCGACTTGGTTAACGTGGGGAGCGCAGCGGTAACACTTTCAACGAACCTAACCGTTCGCATGACGGTAGCCGCAGACGGCACCGTACATGCAACAAACAAGTTAGCAGCCGGTTTTGCCTCTACAACTGGCATACATTCCACCTTGCAAACTGCCGGATCATTTGCCGGGGCAAGGCTGGAGACTGTTACTGCGCCTACATTCGACGCCACAAAACACACGGTTATTTACACCGCATCTACAAACGTATCATGGACGCTTCCATCGGCAGCATCTTGCGCGTGTGACGGGCGGGTGTATATCCTTCACCATGCCGGAACAGCGGGAACCATAACCCTATCACAGACAATCACAAAAGGAGGCGGCACAAACTTCAACACACTTACGGCGGGGCAGTGGGCGTATATTACATACGGCGCCTCTTCTATCCGGGGATACAAAATCATTTCATTATGAGGATTATACTATTCATACTGCTATTGCTGCCGGTTTTTGCAAAGGCGCAGGTATCCGATTTCGCTATATCGGATTCGATTTGGTTCACCCTTGATACCCTCGGATACGATAGCCTTATTCAGGTTACGGATTCTTTCTACGGCGACGACAGCGCAACCGTTTACACGGCAGTTTTTCAGTTGTCCGGCGCATCTTTCAAGGGCTTGTCAGACAGTGCGCACCCGCAAATATTTGCATTTGGTGACCCTGACTTAACAAAGTGCTGGTTTTTGCGAGAGGTGGCAAACTGGATACAGGGCAACACCGGAACAAATTACGGTAGTATCGATTTAATCGACTTTGGCGGGGGCCGAAAATGCACCATAACCGTATCGGGTGACACATGGGAAGGGCAAGCCTTAGACGACACAAACGCCCTTGCACGGGCATGGTTTCAATTTCTCATAGACCCAGACTTTTTAACATACATACAATGAGACAACTACTATTTTTATTGCTGCTTTTTGCCGCCAACCTTTCGGCGCAAAAAGCCGTGAAGTACGAAATTGATTTTATTGCGGCGGATTCGTTCTACCTGGTTGAGCGGGCCGTGACAGGCGCAAAGACAAGGCCCGACACGTTGAACACGCACACGCTGTTCACAGATACAACAGCGTATAAGTTGTACGTCGATCAACTTGAACGCGATTACAAGCGGGCCGAAAAGGAATATACGAGATTGAAAGCAGAGGCCGACAGCCTGGATAGTCGCGTGAAACGCCTGACCCAATTGGGCAAAAACAAATTGGGCATCGAAGGACTGACAAAGCCAGGCAAAGACAACCGAAACGCATCAGCGCCAACACCGGCAACGCCTGTCGGATTTTGGGTTTTGTACCCGACCAAATCCGCAAAGGTTGAGTTTGTCACAGACCCGGCAAAAATCAAAAAAAATGCCTTAATTTTGAGGCCGGACGGCAGCACAACAGAACAAAAAGCGCCGCCTAAAAAGAAGCAATGAGGATACTGCTATTATTGATTTTCCCGGCGCTATGCACAGGACAGGCCCGGCAGATTTCATTCGGCGTTAAGGTTGACACAACGGGCGTTTACTTTATCACGCAATTGGTAACGGTTGTAAATGACACTACACGCACAACAGCGGACGCTATTCGATTTGAAAGCGCGGCAGCAGCCATTCCGGTTGTTCAATCCACTATTGCCGCCGTTCAACGCGACAGCGCCGAAATACAGGCCATGTACCGCAATACGATGCGGCAATTGATTGAACTACGGCAGGGGCTTTCCGCATTGCAACCACAGGCACAACAGCAAACAACGCCGTTAACGGCAGAGCAGGAGTTGGCACGACTACGGGAAGAAAACGAACGATTGAAGCGAGCGCAAAAAAAAGAGTAGAAAAACACAAAACGGCATGATTTTTCTTTGTTATGAAGGAAAATGTATGCCGTGGAAAACAAAAACCCTGTTATGACGGAGTTTTGGCAAGGATTTGCCGCGTTTATTAAATCGTTCTGGAATCAGGCCGCACGGCAGGGTTTTTCGATCATGCTATTGATAATCACGAACGTCGGGTTCATTTTGTGGATTGACCGCCTGAATAACGATATGCTAAAAATGCGGGCAGAGCACCGGGTTGAAATTATGGAAATAAGGAACGAATACCGGGGGGATATTCAACGCTTGCGCGTGGTCATCGATTCACTGAAAACCGGGTTAGATGATTGCAATGAGGCGCGTATCAGGTTAGAATCACAAAACGCGACATTGCTTGCGTTTATGAAACAGAAACGTTAAACATTAAAAAAACTCATATTATGGATTTTTTGATCAAATTTCTTGCTCAAATCTTTTCGGGGTTCAAACTAAAAAGCCCGTTGGCCGCATCGGTCGTTTTGTTTGCGCTTGGCGTGATTCTGAACGGCGTTACACAGGGGACGTTTTACGGACTGTTTGTTTTGCCTGAATGGGCAAATGAAGTGGTACGTTATGTTACCATGTTTTTGCTTGCGGTAACGGGGTCGCAAACATTCCAGTACACAAACCCCGAACAAGCGGTAATAACCACAAAGTAAAAATCATTATTGCTTCGTTTTTCTGCCCCTTCGGTTATGCCGTAGGGGCTTTTTTTATTCCGCTATTTCGTTTCCCGGCAACACAGACGACGTGAAAATAAAGTTCGGATCGGCAATATAACGCGGGTCTGTTTTGCACAGCCGGATAAATTCGAGGTGTTCATTCCACAGCAGCCCGACTAAACAACCCTCGGAAAATGTACCAACATTGCCGCCGGTATAACCGGGCCGGGTAGAGTGCTGGTTTATCCCGAAGTACCCAATGTGGATTTTATCGCCGGGGCGCTTCATATCCCGGTTTTTGTCCCGGTGAACTGGAAGCGGCATTACCTGGACAAGCGCCTGGTGATTCTTTCCGTTTTTCCGCGTGTTGTGAAAGCCTGCCCGCCATGCCGTGTATTGCCCGAAGGCGATACGCGCCACGCCGCCGCGCTTTGCCGCATCTGCCGACATTGTACCGGCCCGGCCCGGCTCGGTGGTCGCTACGGCGCAATGAAGCAGCCGGGGCGTATCGCCTACAAAGTCAATCACGCAGCGTAGGTCGTTCCAAACGTCCGGCGCGTCTACGTTTTGCGTGCCGTCCGGGTTCATTCCCTCTACATAGGCGATGTTAAGTTCGCCTGGGGCGGTAAATATTGCGTACCCCTTCGCCCGCATATATCTAAGCAGGCGTTTTGCCAGAATCACGGCGGGCGTATCTGTTTCGGTAGGTTGTAATTCCATGCTTTTTTTGTACAAAAATACGGCCATTTTGTGCAAAAAGAAACCCGACCTTATCAGGGGTCGGGTTGGCCGCACGGGACTACCGCGCAGGCGGTTGTTGCGAGGACGGGACTTGAACCCGCGTCTAAAGGTTATGAGCCTTTCGAGTTAGCCAACTTCTCTACCGCGCGCCACAAATATACAACTTTGGCAAGGATTTTGCAAGGAAAAAACAGACGTCAATGACCCGGTGCAATGCCGGGAAGTCACGGGATGAAATTAGAAACGCCCGGTTTGCAAATGAGCAGGCCGGGCGTTTTTTATGTTTCATATAGGGGCAAAAAACGCAGGTTTTGTTAATGCTGAAAAATACTTTGCAATTTACTTGCATAGTTCTTGAGTAAGGACTACTTTTGTCCTATCAAACGCAATGAAGCGGGAGAGTAAAAACTAAACGACATGAAAAATATCACAGTAGTATCCGCAGAATGGAACCCCGATAATCAGGTAATACTGAACATCGCCGATAATTCGCAAAACCTTCCGGGTTTTTGTGACGCTGGTACAAAGCGCCGCATCATTTTAAATAACATATCTGAAAGCGACGCCACCGCAGCAACCGTTTGCGCAAAACTCCGGGAAATGGAATTAAACCCGGTACACGAAAAATTCAACGTCAATTAACAATATCCGTAATCGCACCACGCCGCCAACGCGGCACCCGGTTCGCCGGGGTTGGAATTAACGCCGGGCATTTCGGCAACCTGGCCCAGGTGAAAGGGCGGAAAAAATGAAACAAGATGGATTTTATAAAGCAATCTGCACAAAACTTAGTCAATTCCGCCATTGAAAGAGGGAAGAAATGGGAGCCCCAAATCGGGGAGGCCATTCTCGTAAGTAATGGCGAAAGTTGGTCAATATCGTTTTTTACCGGTCAGACCAGATTGGGATACCATGCCACGCCCTTTTACGTCTTACGGTTTAAACGAGGCTCTGGGAAGCCGTTTAAATTCATTAAAAAATTGTGCCTTCAAGACTGCGTCAAAGAATTTTGTGCAGTTACGTTTGCTGAATAAATATCTAATCGCACCACGCCGCAAGGCACCCGGTTCGCCGGGGTTGAATCTCTTAACAATTAAAGTCTGAAAAAATGCACACCACCTTAGTTTTCAAAACCCCCGCTTCCCGCCAAATCCTCTACACCGACCCCGATACGCCTGGCACGCTGGTTGCCGCCGTAAAGGCCGACAGCAGAACGGGTCTAATATTAGATCAGGTTATCCCAGACGAAAATTTCGTCGATAACGACCTCGAAGAATCTTACCAGATTGCCCGCGAAATTCGGAGCAAACAAAAATAGGATGAATTTACGCCGGGCATTCCGGCAACCTGGCCCAGGTGAAAGGGCGAAAAATGAAATGAAAAATGTATAAAGTATTTATCGTTACTATGAGATCGGATTCAGTCCGAGACGGCCATGTTCCGTCAGCAAAAGCCCTTATTCCGGGCATAAATATGGACGATGTGCTTGGAAGGTTTGCTATGCATATCGAAACGATCCAACAATCAGTATTCCAGAATACTGATAATGAAGCAATAAAATGGATAGCATAACCCGCTACTACCTCACCCGCCAACACCCCAATCAGCGCTACACGCTCTCCACGCGCCGCCTGTCCACCGGTGAAAACATAGGCCCGTTCGCGGATTACGAAGAAGCGAAAGAAGCGCAAAAGGGCATTAACGCTACTTATCCGCCCCGGCCCCGGCGCGCCAAGCCGGACACGCCAGCCCCGCAACCAAAACGGCTGCTCACCCGCACCGAGTTCGGCGAAGCGGTGTACAATATCGTTAAGGCCGAAATTGAAAGCAGGGGGTTTTCCCTGTGGGTTGAAAATTTCGACCAGGATTACCCCTGTTCGCTTCGCACCATCTGGAATATACGAAAGGGGATATTCGACATTGAAACCGTAAAAAAGTTGCCGGGAATCCGGGTGGAGGAGCGGTTTGCGATTGAAGCGACAAAAGTGGTTGACGAACATGGTTTAGCAGAATCAGATTATTACACCGGCGTTACTTATCCAAACGGATAATAAAACAGCCCGTTTAAAATAAGAAAAGCCCCGGCGTAGTGCCGGGGCTTTTCTTATTACAGGCCCAAAACCCGCCTACTCATCCGTTTCTGGCGCAATCTTCTCATTCAGGTACGTGTTAACGTCCGACGCATTTTGTCCGGCATCCAACACCCCCAAAAACAACTCCGTAGCAGCGGCGGTCTTTTCGGGTGAATCGCTTTTTACAATCTTCCCGACTGCCGTTTCCAGTTTGGCCCGGTTTGCGCCGTCCAATTTGGCGTCGTCGAAAATATCGGCAAGCGTAACCAAGCCGCTGGCGACCTCAACAAAATCGGCATCGGGTTCGAGTGCCAGAAAACCGACGCGGGCGCGTTCGAGGCGAAGCGTGGCGAGCATCAGCGATTCAATAGCGCCCTCGGCGGTATCGTTGCTAATGTCAAATTTCTCAAAAATGAGGTTAAGCAGTTGTTGATCTAAATCTTCCATAGTTTTAATTTTAGGAGTGAGATAACGAATAAATGCAAATATAATCCTTAGTAGCCGCCCGTCGGCATAAAGCAGTGCATTAACTTTAATCGCATTCCAGACGGCCATTTTCCCACAAATTTAACCCGTTTATGGTAGTCGAATGTTAAATTTTCATTCCCTCTAAAAATAACGGTACAAATATTAGGATTACATTTGTGTTTAGTGCATCTTTGTGGAGTAATTAAAAATGAACATTAAAAATTTAAACGACATGAGAATTGAATCCGTCGAACAATTATGGGACGTTCTGCCCGAAGTTTTCCAGAACCACACGCAAAAACACGAAGACCAACTTCCAACAGTAAGTTTTGATGCGCTTACGCAAGAGTTCAATACAGCCGCAAATTTGTACAACGGTGAGACGCCAACAGAAAATTACGTGCCAGCGTATTACGGCTGCGGCATAATTGCCCGGGCACTTGCAATAGCACACGAAGACGGGCATGATATAGGTAATATATTTAATAACATTCCGAGATATTAAACATGAAACAGGAGGTCAATCACAGCGAACTTTTCCGCCTGGCCAATCGCCGCGCAGCCGACCTTATCGCATACGACAAGCGCCCGGCCACTTTCCGGTATAACCCGGTAACGCGGAAAAACGAACCGCGCACTTTCAAATCGCGTACTATCACCCGCGCACAGGCGCTTTCGCAGGCGTTCCGGGAAATGTACACAAAATATACCGTAGTCGTTTCTGTCTCCGCGCAGGAGCAACTGCAGCGCGAAACATCCCGGCGCGAATGGGATGAAATTCAAAACTTCCAATCGCATTCGGTCTGGAACCGGGGCGGGCGGACAAATGATTAGGGCGTGAAAGATTTATTTTACTCACCAAACGAGCAATTGCTATTTTGGGTTGCCGGATATACAGCAGACGGTAGCACAGACAATGTGCTGCAAATGATCAAATCATTGAAAAAATACGCTGGATTATTTGCAAAGGAGATAGGGGTTAAAATTGACCAAGTTGAAACGTACTATGTCCTAAAGTCAAGGCGCTATAAGTACATGCGCATTTTTTATGCCAAAGTAGAGCCTGAAAAAGTAGGCGCGGATGTGTTCACGTTCTTAAATTCAGATTGGACAATGCTTAAATGGCTTACAGATTGACCATGACCAACCTCGACCGCAAAGCAACCTGTTGCCGTTCCGACCTTCGCTTCCTGCTCTCCCTGCTGGAAGATTCGCCGCACCGGGAAAAAGTGCAGGGCCGTTTGCTCCAAATTCAGGGAAGCCCAACAAACGAACAACTAACGGCGGCATGGAATATGGCCGCAATTATTCACGAACAAATAAGGAAGCAAAAATGAAAGATCAAACCTACTACATACCGGCCTTAGTCGTCGGTCGGGTAATGGAAAAGCGGGCAAAAGACCCGCGCATGGGGAAAAACAAGCCCCCGTTACGGGCCGCTTACGTCCACCTACTACGCACCGGATTGGAACGTCTTAATGATTGGGATTTTTGGTGCGTTGTTATGTCGAACATTATCCGGGTTGACACAAACGACAAAGACTGTTGGCAGAAAACAAACCTGCCAGTTCCCGCCGAACTTCACGCGCAACTAAAAGAGGTTGCCGAATTTGAAGAGCGCCGGTTGTACGATTTTGCGCACTGCCTATTTTTGGAGGCGGAAAAAGAGTTTTCATACGATCAAATTCAATCAGTAACCAAACAAAAGTAGAACGATGCAAAACGAAATCATTGCCGCCGGGCAAGTAACACCCGACCAAATCCAAACCCTGGCACAGGCCGGGGTCATTCCTTTTGATACGCCGCCTGCCATGCTGGAGGTATTCTCGCACGCCTGCAAACAGCACAACCTTTCCCCGTTCAAAAAGGAAATATACTTAGTGAAGTATAATTCCAACCAGGGCGCGCAATATCATACTATTGTCGGTATCGACGGTTTCCGCGTCAAAGCAGCCCGTACCGGGCAAAATGCCGGGGTAGATGACCCGAAGTACAACGTTCAATCAAACGGCCAATTCGAGACGGCTGGCATGGTTAAGGCGTCCGGGAAACTTCCTATTTCTTGCACCATGACCGTGTACCGGCTAATTGGTGGGCAGCGTTGCCCATTCACCGCTACCGTGATTTTCGATGAATACTATCCGGCAGTGGCAAGCGGTAAAGGGGGCTTTTCAAAAGCCGCCGTAATGCCGTTCAATATGATCGCCAAATGCGCCGAAGCCAAAGCCCTGAAAATGGCTTTTTCGGATGAACTTGCCGGACTTCACATTGAAGAAGAATCCGCCGCATTCGAGGATACCACAATTGCAGCCGCCGAAATTAAGCCCGCTGTTGCCATAGAACCGGCAGCATTGCAGGCAAAAATAAAGGCGTGTGAAACGGTTGAGGCGCTTGCGCTGCTCTACAACACAAATCCGGCCTACAAAGAGTTTGCCGAATTTTTCACCGACCGCAAATTTGAGATTGACCCCGAATCTATGCACCGACAAAAATAGGCCGCAAAATGAGCAATCTAATTTCGCACTTATCATTTACGCGGCTTAAAAACCTGGCTCTTTGCCCGCTGGCATTGAAAAATTACATTGAAACGCCGTCATCTTCAAAAGCAATGGATGACGGCACCCTGTTAGACTGTATTGTTTTTGAACCGCAAAAATTCGACGAAAAGTTTTTTATTGTCCCGGATGACGCGCCAAAAAAGCCAACAAAGGCGCAGAGAAACGCCAAAAAACCGAAGCCTGAAACGTTGATGCAGATACTAAAGTGGGACGAAATTCAGGCGCAGGTAAACGGGCGAATAATAGTAACAAGCGAAGAAAAAGAAGAAGCGGAATATTTAAAGCGGTGCATTGAAAATTCGTCTACCGTAGTTTATAACGGCCTTATGGTTCCTTTTGACGGGCAAATTGGGTTTAATTTTCAGGCAGAAACAAAATTCTTTTACAACGGGTTTTTTCACAAAGGCATTAAAGACGCCGACGGTTACGACCGCAACGGCAACCGGGTAATTTGGGATTTAAAGCGCATGGGCGCTCGTTCCGGGGAGAGCCTTGTACGTTCGCAGATTCGGAATAACAAGTACGATTTACAGGCCGCTATCTACTGCCATGAGTTCGACAGCGTGAACGAGCCGGTACGGTATTACATAATTGCCGTAGACAATGACGGCTATGTGACGCCGTTTGAGGTCACGAAAGACGCCCGAAACAAGGCGCGAATCGAATGGAATATGCTGGTTAAAGCGGCGCATCGCTGCAATATGGAGGGTTTAGACGCCGGGCCGGAGTTTTGGGCAGACGGAAACGGATTTTTTTACTTTTAAAACGAAACAAAATGAGCGAGACAAAATTTACGCCTGGGCCTTGGGTAAAGAATTGGACGGCTCCATACAACGTTTCAGGTCAGGGCGGCAGTCAAATCGCAACCGTGCATTTTTTTTCTAATGAAGAATGTCAAGGGAACGCCGACCTTATTGCCGCCGCCCCGGAGTTGTACGAGGCGCTGGAAAACGCCTTAGACCGACTTGATGACATAAGTATCTATTATAACATAGATTTATCCGAGGAAATAAAAGCCGCAAACGCCGCTCTCGCCAAAGCGCGGGGCGAAAAAGCCGAAAAGGACGACAACGCCGCGTTAACTGCCGAAAACGCGCAACTTCGCACCGCATTGGAAAATATCATGCCGCACGTTGAACTGTTCGTACCGCAGGACGGCAAATATGGGCGGGCCGAAAAAGACATCGCCGCAGCGTACGCAGCCCTCGGCAAAGAAAAATAATCGGTTTATTATGGGATGATAGCCGCCTCGCTGGAAAGTGTGGGCGGTTTTAAAAAGAACTTTCACTTTAAAAATAAAACAAGATGTCAGAAATTCAAGAAAACAAACAAAAGTATGCGTTCAATCACGAATCAGAAGGCGTACACGACGGCATAGGTATTCCACAGCCGCGATTCGATGAAATTATTGACGTAGCAAGAGAAGCCTACCGCAAGTCAAAGGATACGGTACACGCGATGGAATATGCGATGAATAAAATAGACCCGAATCTTGTCGAGGCATTGGCGATTGGCTACTCAATTGGCATTATTCATGCGACAATTGGCGCGGCCTTAGCCGACAACCCACTTGCCGCACTTTTGCGCCAAATGAATGGGGGCGAATAATCACCGACATTACACAAAAAAACCGCCTGGTATCACGCCGGGCGGTTTTTTTATACCCAAATCAAAGTATTTTTATCTTTCCTGAAAAATAGTTGTACAAATATTTGGATGGTATTTATGTTTACTGCATCTTTGTGGAGTAATTAAAAAGGAAACGATATGAAATACGGACAATCGATTAAATCACACGCCCCGCAAACCACGCCGATAGGCGATCTTCTGAAAGGTATTCAATCCGGGGAGTTTTACACCCACGCATATGACGCCTTTAAATACAACGGGTTTACACATGCCGTTGTCGGGTTTGCGGTTTGCAAGGTGATTGGTATCAACTTAGACTACCGTTACAGCGTACAAACCGTAACAATTCCGACAGGCCAAAAAGGCAACATTTCCGAGTTTGCCGGGAAATCCGTTGACATTGTTTTGACGGTTATCTCGAAAGGCTCCCCACAGATTGCAATGTGGATAAAAGAGCATAACTAAACATACTCACCGCCGCCTGCCACCCGGCATGCGGCGCAACGCAAGACAATGACCATTCGCAAAATATCCACCGCCCTCGGCTACCGCAACACCGACCAGGTTGTGCGGGCATGGAACAAACAAGGCTTCGGCGATCACCCCGGCCTCGACACGGTTCTGCCGAAAGAACAGGCCGAAACGCTACTTTCTTTTTTGTCCGTGCCTACAACGCGGCGCAAGGGGTTGACGGTAGATTCAGCCGCTACCCTCTTAGCGCAGTTCCGCGCAGGCCAACACCAAAACGGCCACAGCGAGCCGATCACGGCCACAGCGCCGGTAATGGCAGCGGCGCAACCAAAGCAGACACAACCCCGGACGCGCACCCAAAAACAGCCGGACGCGCAAGCGATCACGCCGGAGCCGGTAAAGCGGTTCAAATGGCCGCAAATCGGTATGCTCGACATTGTGTACCTGTCCACCATCGCCACCGCCGTCTACGGCCTTTGGTTCACGCTTAGAGAGATGGGGGCAGCCTTCGCCGTGCCGTACTGCCTTATTTCCTGGCACGCATTACGCATGGCGAAAAACCCGGCGTCCCGTTCGACGGCACAGGTAGGTATCGCCGCCGTTGTGGTGCTGGAAGTGTTGACGTTTTTTGTCCACTTGGTACTGTTCAACCTTCGGACGGTGCAAGCCGCAAAGGCCGGGGTGTTGCCGTTCGAGTATTCGTTTTACGGTTCGCTCGAAATGCCGTTCGTCATCGCCTGCATTTTGGCCGGATTGTTTTCAGCCGCCGGGATTTATGCCGTATCGGTCACGTTCTTAGGCACCTCCGAAAAACACGCCGCCGCCGAAAAGGCAAAACGAGATGCCGCAAAACAGGCCGCGCACGTTGCAGAATTGCGTGCAGCCCTGAAAGATGCCGCTGACAATTGGCAAATAGCCGCCGGGTCAAAGTATCACAACGCAGCAAAGGCGGGAGTATTGGCGGAAAAATATTATTCACTTTTAAATAAAACGAAATGATAGAAATTAAAAAAACACTCGAATTGCATGCCGCATGGAGACGCGGCGAAGAAGGCGGCGAGCGGGCCGACCTTTCCCGGGCCGACCTTTCCGGGGCCAACCTTTACGGGGCCGACCTTTACGGGGCCGACCTTTCCCGGGCCGACCTTTCCGGGGCCAACCTTTTCGGGGCCAACCTTTCCGGGGCCAACCTTTCCGGGGCCAACCTTTCCGGGGCCAACCTTTACGATTCCAACCTTTCCGATTCCAACCTTTCCAGGGCCAACCTTTACGGGGCCGACCTTTCCGGGGCTAA